ACCCGGCGAACGGCGAAGGGATGTTGAATGCCAACGGCGCTTCTTCGGTCAACCTTCCGGCGGACACCAATGGCGACACGACCGTTGTCACCTATGACAACGGCCAGATGGCATTCTTCCTGCTATCCCAGATTAGTGCGATTAAGAGCCGCACCAATCAACTAGGGATCGGCAAGAAGTTCGTCATTCTAATGCCGCAGAGGATCGGCGTGGCGTTCGAGTATAATGTCGTCCAGCTTGTCCAGTTCCAAAGGGTTGGCGCTGGCACGTCATCGACGGCGGGCGTTGTCAAAAATGTCCTGGAAGATAACGACGACGAGGTCTTCTGGGTCTACGACGACACGCTTATCGGCCAAGGCGCTGGCGGCAACGACGCCGTGATCATCACCATGCCGGAGGTTACCAAACCGCAGGGCATGGCGATCAACACCAACGAGTTCGCCAAACTCGCACCCGGGATTGACGCTTGCAATCTCCAGTATTGCGATATGGCCGCTCCGCGTGAGATCACCGCACCTCTCGCCGGTGGCGCTGTCGATACGCTTTCTGAATGGCGCATTTCTTCTGGATGGCCAATCCGTCCCGAGGCGTTGACGATCGTATCGATGCAATATCAGTAATCGTTTCTAAACTTAGTAGAGACGGATGCCCGCCAATCGGCGGGTTTTTTGTCGCCTAACTTCCTGGGCGGGGCCTCCCCCCTGCCCCTTCGCCGCGCTCCCGGCTGTGCGCGGAAGAAAAGCCGGGACTGCATCCCTAATGGAGAATGGGACTAATGAAGTTATTCATCGCGAATTGTTCTAAGCAGGTACATCATTTCCTCTACCGCGTCCCTGAAGCGACTGGCCTTCGCGCGCAGCCAATTAAAGAAGGCGGCCAGATCCAGATCAGCGGAGAGTTGCAGCCCGAGGCTGTCGATTACATTGTTGGTCAGCATACCGTCTATGGCCTGATTCCTGTCGACGAGATCGATCGCGCCAAGCCATTCGTCGGCTTGTGCTATTCAGTCGATAAGCCGATTCCGGCTATGAAGATTCAAAAGCTTATGATTCATAATCAGGAAGTGTTGGAAGAGCGAGCGGAAGACACCCTGAAGGCGACCGCCTTAGCAAACAGCCAATTGCTAGAGGGCAACGTAGAAAAAATGGCTCGCGACGCCAGGCGCCCGATTCCGGCGATTGGCGATCTAGAGATCAGCATTACCGAGGAAAGCTCAAGCGGCGTGCCGGCAAAGACAAACTTCTTCCGGGATGGCAAGCATGCGGCTGGCGGTATCAGGGTTTCCAGTTCCGAACCGTCGCCTCGCGGGCGGAAGAAGGGCTAGCCCATGGCTTCTCAAGTTCAATTATTTGCCACGACCGGGGATCTCGTGGCGACGGTTTCAATCCCGTGGGATGCCGAGATCGTGCTATGGAAGCACAAATATTATGCCTTACGCGACGGTCGGTATGTCGAATGCAAATGCGTCGCCGGGTTTATCGAAGAGCCAAAAAGTGCAAGCCTGGTAGGATTTGAAGTTAGGCGGTGACCCATGGCTATCGTTGTCTATGACGGAATCTGCCTTGAAGGCACGCCGCCATCGCCTCCGCCTCCAGCAGGTCCGTGCCAAGGTATCCAACCGCCGACCATCGAGGGCTTCCAGGCGTTCATCGTAAATGTGATGGGGATCAGCAACACGATCCTTCCGCCGACCGATCCCGTGGTTTGCATGGCGTTCACGGTGGCGCTGAACGTCGTCAACCAGTTTTTGGCTTGCACGTCGCCGGCGATTTACACCTTGGCCGTGTACAATCTCGCCGGTTCCAACGTCATCAATTTTGCGAGTGATCAAGCTGGCGCGCCAGTGTACCAAAACGGGAAACCATTCTTTCTATATCTAAGAGATAAATGGAATATCCTTGGATATGTATCTGGTACGATTCAATCGTCCAGCGACGTCTCGACAAGCGAGTCGATGATTGTTCCAGATTACGCAAAGAATTTAAATCTATCGGAGCTTCAGCTTTTGAAAGATCCATTCGGGCGGCAATATCTCGCGCTTGCTCAGAATTGGGGTCCATTGTGGGGAATTAGCTAATGTCGGCACCTGGCCCTACTATAAGCGGCGCGGGCGGCAAGCCGCTCGGCTATCAGCAGATATTGGCGGCTACCTTGGTCGCGTCTACTGGCTTGACTGTCCCTGCCGGCGCTACTGTAGCAATCGTGCTTCCAGAGGCGCAGGCCGTCCGGTGGCGCGATGATGGAACGGCGCCAACGGCAGCTGTAGGGATGTTGCAGCCTGTAGGCACGCCGCTGGCCTTTAGTTCAAACCTGTCGACGGTGAAGTTTATTAATGCCGTGGCAGGAACAATTCTAAACGTGTCCTATTACTAATGCCCGTAATCCACCTCGGCGTAACCGACATCCCATATGCGGAAGGCACCCAGACAACTGGGGACGTCGCGGAAATCCTGGAAGACAAATACCACATCATGCAAGTTTTCTATGAGCAGCATAAAGATGATGTTGCTGCGGACTTAGAAAGCGCCATCGTCGGCCAACTTGAAAATATGATGGCAGGATCGCCACCGCCAAACAAACCGTTTGGCAGCGCCGAGTCCTCGATCGAGGACAGGTTTAGACGGTTCCTTAGCGAGGCAGAGATGGATTCGCTCGGATACCCAGGCGTTCCAACCGCCGCCGCGCTTAATGGCGTGAACCATCGGATGAAAATTAACAAGGGATCGCCTCGCCCATCGTTTATCGACACCGGCCTCTATCAGAGCAGCATGGTCTGCTGGATTGACTGATGAAAATTTGCGTAATCTGCAAATCTGCTAAACCTCTAGATCGTTTTCATAGACGCGTAAGGAGCAAGGATGGACTTCGTCCTGAATGCAAGGAGTGCGTGTCTATCGCCGGCGCGAATTATTATGCACGTAATTCTGAGAAGATTAAGAGAAAATCAGAAGATGTGTATTACGCCGATTTAGAGAAATCCAAAGCTGAGAGGGCAGATTGGTATCGGAGAAATTCCGATAGTGTGAAGTTAAGAGCAAAATTGTGGAAAAAGAAAAATCCTGAAGCTGTCAGAGCTGACACAAGAAATAGGCGCGCAAGAATTAGCGGATCTAATGGTGCTCATACTGCCGCGCAGACAAAAGAACTGCTGGTTAGTCAGCATCACATCTGCGCAAATCCATACTGCAAAGCGAATTTGTGGAATGAGAAACGTCATATCGACCATATAATTCCTATCAAACTAGGTGGATCAAATAGCATTGAAAATCTTCAATGGCTATGCGCCGCATGCAATTATTCCAAGCGAGATTTCCATCCAGCGGTATGGTTAGACAACCAGAGGGCCGGATATGCCGACAGCGGCTGAGGCAAGCTTTGCACCAACACCGCTGAGTTCGGACCTCAGGGCAGGAATAGAGTCGTTATCGGCCCAACAGACTGTGACCTTTACGCAATACGTCAAGGTGATATTGCCGCTTGATCAATTCGTGTTCTGGGTGAAGGCTGACTTGCTCAGCCCGTCGGCGATATTCAATTCGGCTCTCTCGCCATACAACTCCGAGATTCTCAACGGGCAGCCAACGATAACGACGGCCGCCAAGACGATCGTCGCCAAGGGCTCGCTTCATTTCGCGTCTCAGAAGATTCAGGACGAAACCGAATCCTACGGGATCAACAAAATCACCTTCACGAGCGAGGAGCCGCTTCACCAGGATTTCAGCCGCATCAACACCAATATGATTTATATCGGGACGATAAGCGATCGTTGCGATGGCATCAGGTTCGCGTTCTCGAACAGGGAAAATTTCTACCGGCAAGCGGATATCTGGCACTATATCGGCGACGCGATCTATCCATTCATGGATTCGCAGATTATCGACAACGCGGCGCAAATCAACACCGGCGCACAGATAGTGTCGAACAGCCTGCCGCTTTGGTTGAAGCTTAACAATTACACCCCGACGTTGCCGTCCTATGGTTTCGGCAACACGATGATGCCGTTGTTTCCCTCCCACCTAGTCCAACCAAACACTCCACCGCCATTCGCCTCGGTGCATATCTATCCGGACAGCACGCAGGCGCTCGCTAGCACGCCTCGCATCGGTTTTCGATCATCCCATCAGCAGCTCACCAGAGAGCGCGTGAAGGTAACGATCTATGGACTCGGTAATAGCTACGCTATGGATTTCGTTGATGCTGTTAATCAGTACAGTGCTGACTATGATTATTTTGGATTGATGAACGTTCCGATTATGCGCGACGAGAAGATGTCTCAGAACGAGCTTGGGATTATCGCGCAGAAAAAAACCATCGAATACGAGATTAGCTATTACCAACTGCGCGCGCGTCATATCGCGCGTCAAATCATAGGCCAGGCGCTACCGTCCTTTATCACGGTCCCGGCTGAGTTCCACAGTTACGATCCAGAGAGCCCCTGAAAGGACTTCTAAAATGGTACAAGGACCGATCGGCATTAAAAATACGGTCCCGGAGGATGTCGCCGGGAATTTTGCCAACTTCGCGGCTAACACCGCTGGCACGCAGGTTAAGGCCACCGCTGGCACGCTCCTCGGGTTGAACATCAATACCGCCGGAACCGGCGGCGCCAATGTCATCACGCTGTATGACGGAACCAGCACGGCCGGTCCGATCATTGGCGTATTTGCCACGACTCCGGCAGGCGTTTTCGACATCAACCCGATAGCGTTTGTTACTGGGTTGTTTGTTGCTCTGACCGGAACCACGACGTCTGGCAACATCACCGTCGTTTATCTTTGATAGGGATCAATGCAATGCCGCAAACAGCCGTTGCCGTTACCGACTTCGCTGCAAAATTCCTTACTACAAAGTATGCGAATTTTACGGCGAACACTGCTGGAACTCAAATCAAATTAGGCCAAGGAACGTTCTTTGCGGTGTATGTCAATGTCGCTGGGACGGTTGCGTCATCCATAACCCTTTATGATGGGACGAGCACGGCCGGTCCAGTTATCGGAGTGTTCAGCACGCTTGCGACAATCCAACTTCGCCCAAACCCGGTCACGTTTAAAACCGGATTGTTCGCGGTTATCGTCGGGACTACCTCTGGGAACATCACGGTGGATTACGCCTAACAAATCCACATAACGAATATCATTCGCCTGCCCGCCCCAACTTGGCGGGCTTTTTTTTGCACGGATGGACGCGCCAATGACGACTCCTATCGTTACAGTAAATGTCTCGCAGTTAGTAGCGCCGACTCCGAGCAAGCTTCAACAGACAGGCGCGTTCATTTCCCAGGGGGCAACCACGACGGCCCCTGGCACGATGTCGCTTCTCACCCAACTATCGGATCTGACGCCGATCATAAACGGCGCTCATGCCATCACAACCATTTCATGGGCGTCGAGCGTTGCGACCGTAACGACCACGGCGCCGCACGGGTTCACCATTGCGGACACGCTGCTGGTTACGATCGTTGGGGCTGTCCCCAGCGGATATAACGGAACGTTCACGGCCACCATCACCGGCGCGAGCACGTTCACATATCCGCTCGTCGTCAACCCGGGTAGCACATCCTCGGTCGGCACCTACACCCTCGAGGACGTCGCAGAGTTGAACGCGATGGCCACGACCTTCTTTGCTCAGGGCGCGGCGCAAGCCGTCTATGTCCTTGAGATTGGGCCAGGAAACGCGGCTGACGGCGTGACGTATCTGAATAACTGGATCATCAACACCCCGCAATTCTTCTACGCCTATCTGGTTCCACGGTCATGGGCGAGCGCGCCAACCTTCGTGACGATGGCAACCAATTTCGAGGCGGCGACAGCGAAGACGTATTTCTTCGTTACGATGACGAACGCCAATTACACGCTGTATTCCAATTTGATGAAGAGCGTGTTTGGTTTGATCGAGGCGCCCGGCATACCATCGACTGAATTTAGCAACGCAGCCGCGTTCTGGGGTGTGCTGCATCAGTTGCCAAGCACAACCAACAAGGTGACTCCGTTCGCTTTTGACTTCCTGTTTGGTGTCACGCCTTATCCGACCATGGGTAATTCGGCGCTCTTGACGACGTACTCGAATGCCTTTGTTAATGTTGTCGGGACCGGTGCCGAAGGCGGTATTGCCGAGGCGATCCTTCTCTATGGCACGGCCATGGACGGGAACGACTTCAGCTACTGGTACTCGGTGGATTGGGTTCAGATTAACGTCGACCTGAATGTGTCTAACGCGATCATCAACGGGTCTAACAACCCTGTCAATCCGCTGTACTACAATCAAGCTGGCATCAACGTATTGCAGAGCGTCATTGCGAGTACGATGAATTCTGCGGTTACGTTCGGGTTGGCGCTGTTCCCATCCATCCAAGTTGCCCTCGACGGCCCGATTCTTGATACCGCACTTGGCGATCAGGATTTCGTAGGCTTTACGATCGTCAATGCGGTTCCGTTCATCACCTATAGCCAAGAGAACCCGAGCGATTACAAGATCGGACGATACGCCGGGTTCTCAGTTATCTACACGCCGTCTCGCGGCTTCCGCAATATCGTCTTCAATCTGGTCGTTAGCCAGTTTGTGATAACCTAAAGAGGCTATAGAAAATGGCTAATCCGAATATCCCCCTTGGCACAATTAATAGGCTTCTTGCCTCGGTTGTGTGGAATAATTTTCCGGCGTTGAATGTCACGCCGTCGTATCTTGCGCCGGAAGGAATTGACATGACGCTCGAGGGCGTTATGACGACGATGCTGCCAGCCATGACTGGGTTTGTGACATCGCCAGAGCCTTGGATGCCAATTCGTCTAGTCATCCATATGGTTCGGTCGCAGAGTTTGGCCGCAGCATATAAAGTTGTATGGGAACAGTCGACACTGCTGGGACCTGCGACGGTACGGCCAGATGTGCCGCAGGCAAATCTGCCTCCATTCCTTATCGATAATGCCGCAATCACAAACCTGAATACGCTTAATTATAGCGGACGAGAGGCCGGCTTCGTCGTGACCGTGATGGGGCAATATCAGATCAACTCTGCGTTGTGGCCATAATGCAAATAGATAAAAACACGCTAAACTTTGTAATGCCAATTGAACGGGAAAACGGCACGACAGTTCATGTGTACGCTATTCCAATTTCTCGCGCTGTGTTCGAGAGATATTACATGGTGATGGCGAAGGCGTTTAATACGATCTACAGCGGTGGCCTTGGAATCATGTCGGGGCCGCGCGTGGCCTCGATGGTCATCAAGGATACTGCGATAGAGATGGGCGTCTGGGATGGTCCAGAGGGCGTCGAACGCGGGCTGATGAATGAAATCCGCCGCTTGACCAACGTGCTAGTTTTGACTGACAACGGATGGGAAACAATACCGATCCATGAGGCCATTGCGAAAGGCCACATTGATGAAGACGACATGTCAGAGGTGGAAAACGCGCTAGCTTTTTTTTCTGTCGCTTGTCACATGCATCGGAAAGCGGATCGGAGAGGGATTCTCGACGGGGCCTCGAGACTGTGGGGTGCGCGCTTAGAATCATTGAGCTGTTCGGAGTTTTGCGCTTCATTGTCGAGATCGACGGCGATCGCAAATTCGGCAGCCAAACCGCAAGAGCACACGAGGCGCCGATCACAGATACCTGCCTAGCATGGGCGGCAACTGAGGGATTCTCGCTTGTTATGCGGGAACTTGGCTACGAGTACCGCTCGGCACGGGAATTTAGAGAGCGCGCGATTATTGGGTCTCTGAGGCAAATCGCGGAGGCGCTCGGTGGCCGGTAAGACACAAATTGACGTCGATGTTAACTCGGCTGAATTTCAGGCCTTCACGGATAAATTCGCGAAGTATGCGGCCCTGCTCGCGACGGTGCCGGATCTATGGAAGAAAGCTGGGCAATCGGCTGGCGTTGTAAAAACTAAGTTTGAGGAGACGGCGGCTTCTACCGGTGTGGTAGCCGGCAGTATGGCCGCGATCCACGGTTCCGCAAAAGATTTTCATCAGATCACGATATCGACCACGCGCTATTGGAAGGAGCTGTCGCTTACAACTGGCGGTGTTGCAAAGAACATTGTCGCCGCCACCGAATCCCTCCTTAAATGGTCCGGCATTCTTGGACTCGTTACGGGCGGAGCTGGGTTGTTCGGCTTCGATCGGCTCGCCCATTCTGTCGCGAGCCAACGCACTGCGGCGCTAAGCACCGGCGGAGATTATGGAGCCCGCGCTTCTTTTCTGACTAATATGAGAAGCGTTGTCGGTGACCCAGAAGGGTTGCTTTCGACAATTAGCGAAGCGCAGGCGAACCAGGGTCGCGATCTTATAACTCTAGGCCTTACGAGAGAGCAGATCAAAGGTGATCCTGCTGATGTCGCGATTGCGGCATGGCGGCGTATGTCCAAGATTGCGAAGGCCGACAGGCTGGAGAATCTTGATACAGATCCGCACCTCAAGATGTTCACGCATGAACAGAGGATGATGGGCCGCGATCTATCGGAAGAGCAAATTGAGAAGAAGATTGCGCAATTCCAGGAGGAACGTAAGGCAAACAAATATGGTTTGTCGCCGGAAGCCCTGAAGGCCTACACAGATTTCACCACACAGATGGAAAGCGCCTCGCGCTCTATCGAGAAAATCTTCGTCGAGGGCCTCGTTAGGCTTGCCGATCCACTGAGGAATCTTTCTAAGGAAGTCGTAAAACTCGTCGCGATGCTAATGTCCAAGGATGGGCCGCTTGACGCACTCATAGGGGATCTTGCTGAGGGTATAAAGTGGCTCGCCGGCGAGATCGATAAGAAGGAATTCCGAGAAGATGTGAATTCGTTCTTCGAAGAAGTTGGGCGCCTTGCATCGAGTCTCGGCGGCCTTCTAACAGGCCTGCTCAAATTCGCTAACTGGCTGGGGGTTGACACTAGCGGTATGTTTGGCGGCGGTGTCAGCGCCGTTGTGGGGAAATCCGACAGTAGCGGGTTTAGTAGCGCTCCGGGCCTTTCCCTACATGGCGGCGGCAAAGATGTGGGTGACGGTGGCGGCGATGCCAAGCCTGGGGCATTAGGTCATCATGGCGCGGGCCGCAGTGACCTTGGAGGCGGCGGCAGTGGTATAAATAAGCAGAACACAGAAGCTGCTCAGGACGCCATGAATTATTTAATAAAGGAGAAGGGATTTACTCCAGAGGGTGCCGCGACAGCAGTTGGTCAAATCCTTACAGAGGATCCGTCCTTTGCCCTTGCTAGCTCAGGAGTAGGCGGAGACAAAAACCTTGGGCCTGGAAAAGAAGCTCACGGATTGTTTCAATGGAGAGAAGGGCGAAACACTGCGCTTAAAAACTATCTATCCGAGCACGGTGGAGATACCGTTCATCATGAACTGGATTTCTATAGCGAGGAGATAAAGACGCACAAAGGCAGCGGAGGCTCGGAAGCCGGCTGGCGTCAGACGCATTCGATAGAGGAAGGCAACAGATACGGCTATAGTTTTGAGGGATATGCTGGCGGTATCCAGAAACGGCGCGAGCAAGATTCTAGACGAATGTTAGAATCATACAATAAGTCGGCCACGGACAAGCCAAAAGTAACGATCCGTAACAATCCTGGTGGGAACACTGTTGACGCGGCTAATGCAGCAGCGGCTGGGAGCCCGTAATGGTCAACCGTCAGATCCTGGAAATTGAAATTGACGATTCCGCATTCCAGGATTTTATGCAAAAGTTCAATGAACATAAAGAGGTTATGAAGGCGCTACCATCGTATTGGACGGCTGCCGGTCAGGAAGTTGAAAAACAGAAAACTAACTTCGAAAGGATTAGCGCGAAGCTAGCTGCGACTGGCGACGCATCAACAATCGTCGAGAAGGCGCAAGACGGTGTCGGCAAGCTCCTGGATGGCGCTGCGGTGTCGCTCGGCTTGATTGGCACCCAAGGGAAACTGTTCGCTTCAAATATCGTTCGATCCACCCAATCATTGATGAAGTGGACGAAATTGACCTCGGTGTTTGCCGGGGTTATTGGCGCAGGCGGCCTTTTTGGCATTGATCGAATGGCCGCCTCTGTAGCTGGCCAAAGAGCGTCCGCCATGGGCCTCGGCGTCTCCTATGGGGAGCAAGCTAGCTTCCTTACGAACTTCCGCCGCTTGGGCAATCCTGAGGCCATTCTGAAGGGTTTCAGTGAGGGCCTCTCGACTCCCGTCGGCAAGGCGCAGATCGCGCATTTGATCGGCCACCAGCCAACTGGCGACGCGGCTGAGGCGGCGGTAGAGGCGCTCCCAAAATTCAAAGATTTTGTCGAGAGGACGCCTGACGAGCAACTCGAGCCTCGGCTTGAGGCGCTGGGATATACGAAACTTGGCCTCGGTGTCGAACAGGCTAGGGCCATCCGAGGAATCCCGCGCGAGGAAATCGAAGAGCGTGTTAAGGGTTACCGCGAAGGCAGGACTGAAAACGCTCTTGGTCTAGATCCGGCGACGGCTCAGAAATGGGTAGATTTCACAACCCAAATGGAATCGGCTGGGCGCGAGCTGGAGAAGGTTTTTGGCGAAAATCTCAAGACTCTTATTCCTGGTCTGACAGATTTATCGAATGCTTTCATTCACCTGGTTGAAAATCTTTTGAAGGACGGAAGCCCGATAAAAGGATGGATCGACAGACTTGGAGACGGCATAGATAGTCTCGCTAAGTCGATGGGAAGCCGTGGATTCAAGCAAGGCGTTTCCAACGTTCTCCGTGACTCGACCGCGCTTATTCATGCCGTCGAACGCATAACACATATGAGTCTTAAGGATATCTTTGCCGGCATGCAACGCGGCATGGATGCGTCGCGTGCCGATATCGAACAACGGTATGGCAAGGATTGGAACGCGTTCTCTGGGGTTAAAGACACCTTTTTGGAGGGAGCGAAACCAGCCGATCCTTCTGATTATAAAATAACAAGCACTAAGCCTGGCGGCACAGAGCCGCAAACGCAAACTCCGCAAGAGCAAAATCGGCCTGGCAGGCCTGAGGATGTCTATAAGCCTGGCGGAGGGCAATTAACAAAGCATCAGAAAGAGGCTGCCGAGAGCGGCGGCACGCCACCAACGAAGCAATCGTTTGGCCAGCCGACTCCGTCACAGAACGAGCGCGCGGCAATAGAGGGAGCGCGGACACAGACACCAGGCGGCCCAGGAAGCCAAAGTTCGCCTCTTCAGCGAGTGTCGGATAAATCGCAGGGGTTGCCAACGCCTGAAGCTGGCGAAATAGGCACGATCGCCGATTCGGCTTCGGCTCTTGCAGGCAGGAAGATTCAATCGGGAGAAGTTCAGCAATATATATCGGAAACTGGCAGAGGCCATCCATCTAGCCTATGGTGCGCAGATTTTGTCGGTGCCGCATTGGATCATGCTGGGTACAGTTCGCTGCATACTAGAATGGCGACCGACTATTTGAAGTTTGGCGCGCCGGTCGGATGGAAAGATATTAAGCGCGGCGATGTTATTGTAGAAGGGCGACATAAGACTGCGCCGCATCAGGGTGCTTCTGGGCATGTTGGTATAGCTGCAGGTCCACCAGAGCTAAGGCGTGGAAAATGGGTCTTGCCAGAGATCTCTGGTGATTATGGAGATCACGTTGAGATTCATGACTACGCGGATCCAGGCACGGCACAAATCCGCCGCCCTGTGGAACGAAAACGGGAGAAACAGGTCTCGCTTGGAAAGCATCCGGCAGAGGTCGCTCTGAGGCATCGGAAGCCAGAGATAGAGATTGCACTTGAAGGTCCTGGCAGCTGGTCGGTTGCTTAATAACGCAATGTGGATTCGTCACAAGCGAAGCATTCCCCGTGCTTGTAACAAATTTCAGTGCCCTTATCGCTCCCGCGCGGATTCGCACGAAAGTCGCACAGATAGTGGTTCCCGTAACGTTCGCAGTGCGCTAAGGCGCGCCCGCCATCCGTAAGACATATTTCATGGGAGTATATATCTGCTGCCACGGCTGGACTCGCAAGCATCATAGCGGCGAGAATGATCATTAATTTTGTCATTTCAGCCACCTCTTATCGCCAGTTTGCAGGAATCTTCTTGTAGCTTGGCATTCATGAATTCTCTTGTTCATCGACGCCATCATGACGGCATGGCAGTCTGCCGTCATAGGGGTGTGTGCGAGGCATTGGTGCATGCCTGGCTCGCCAGAGACTTGATACGCTGCTGCATGTTCGCAGGCGGTATCGCTAGCGTGCGCGGAAGCCACAATAATTACGCAAAGGATCGCGAGCCCAACCAAGGACATGAGGAATCGCATCAGACCCGGAAAGATCAGTGCGATCAGTACGAAAAAAAGCAGGATGTGCATATCTGGCTCCTCTTGTTACTGCCCTTGTAGGGCAAATGCCCTCGCGTGTCAAGGGAAATAGTAGCAAATGCCATACTCTGCAGGCGAAGCTCAATTCAAGCTGAACTTTGAGATCAGCCCGATCACTCTTACAGGTGGGGTGGCGCTCAATATTCCTGGCGGCATGTTGCCGATCCTCTCGCTTACACAAGCGCAGAGTTTCGACACAGGACTTATTAGCGGCAGCGAGGATATCGGCCTCGACGACTTCTTTGCATATTTCTACCCGCTTCCAGGCTCGTCGTTAATCGACCAGCAGATCGGCATGTATCCATTCGCCAACCAAACAGTTGCGGCAAACGCTATCATCGTCCAGCCGTTGGCAGTCACGATGCTTATGACTGTTCCTGTGCGCGATGCAGGCGGGTACATAACCAAACTATCAAATATGACGTCTGTCCAAAACACTTTGCATCAGCATAATACGACTGGAGGCACATATACGATCGCGACGCCTAGCTACTTTTATACGAATTGCGTCATGACAGGCATGCACGACATTTCCAGCAGCGATTCGAAACAGGCGCAAATTCAATGGAAGTTGGACTTCATTCAGCCGCTCGTATCATTGCAAGCCGCAGCGGCGGCCCAATTTGCCCTTAACTCAATGATGCAACAGCTGTCATCCGGCGTCCAAACGTCTGGGGCTGGCTTCGGCCTGCCGCCGACAGTCGGCGTCCCGCCGAGCCTCGCGACTCCAAATATCGCGCCGGCCGCGCAACTATCTGCCAGTTCTGGCGTCGCTGGTCAGCAATGACGACGTTTACGATATTTTCACCATCGGCGACTGTGCCGTTTTCATTCTCGCCAATTTTGGATGGCACCCAATATCAAGCCAAGATTACGTGGGGATTGTCTGGTCAAAGGTGGTACATCAACCTTTTTGATCAGACTGGCAATCTCATTTTCTACCTTCCAATTATCGGTTCTCCAACTGCTATCCAAACTGCGGCTCTTACTTGGAGCGGCGTTCAGAATCTCGTGACGGTGACCACCGCCGTACCGCATGGGATACCGCTTGGCGTTACAGCGCAGCTCACAGTCGTAGGTGTCTCGCCATCGGCGTATAATGGGATATGGAGCATGTTCGTGACGGCTCCGTCGACTTTGACATTCCCGCTCGCGATCGACCCTGGTAGTGATGCAACCGTTAATGGGAATATCGGCCACGATATCAACATCGCCGGTGGATATTTTACGACGTCGACGTTCGTGTTCCGTGAAGCGACTCAGCAGTTCGAAGTGTCGCCGTGACGGAAAGGGCATATACGGTTACGGCCGGCTCTAAAAGCTGGGACAGCCATGGCGATCCAAATGCCTTGAATATTGAGTTGGATATCACGGTTATCGACGCGGACACTTTCAAGCCAGCCGAGATCACAATTTGGGGCGAGGCGCTCGAGACAATAAGCCAGGGCACGCAATTTATAAACCAACCATTCACCATGTCGGCTGGGATGGCACCAGGCCTACCGCTGGCGACTGCGCAATCGTCTGAGTACGGAACGCTAATTAAGGGATATGTCTATTCAAGCTGGGGTAATTGGGTCATGACTGATATGACCTTGAATTTTGTTGTTTTCCCAGGAACGGCACCCGACCCGCCGGCGCAACCAAACGCGCAGAACCCACCGCCTAAAAATATTGTGGTTAATTGGAAAAAGGGGCAGACCCTTAGCGAAGCCCTGCAACAGACTTTGCAGACTGCTTACCCAGACCAAACAGCAAACATCAACATCAGCTCGCAACTTGTCGCGCCGCAGGACACGATTCATTATTGCGGCACTTTGGAAGAGCTTAATAAGATCCTGCGCCCTATTAGCCAACAAATAATGATTGGGCAGCAGAACTATCCAGGCGTCGGCCTTTGTATGCAACAGGGCGAGATAACCGTGCATGACGGGACATCGCCGCCCGGCGCAAAGATGATCCAATTCATCGATCTAGTTGGCCAGCCGACTTGGATCGAGCAGAAAAAAATATCAATCAAAACCGTGATGCGCGGTGATTTGAAAACAGGCGATCAAGTTACGCTGCCGCCAACTCCGGTAATATCGACGTTCGAAGCACAACAAGGCTTAAACACTCCTCTTACATTCCAAGGCACGTTCACAATCAACTCAATTCGGCATGTAGGCAATTTTCGCCAACCATCTGGTGACGCCTGGGTGACTATTATTGAGGCGCTTCTGAATCCGGGTACATCTAATGGCCAATGACGTCCAGAAACATAATTTTGGCGTCAAGCAGAATACCGGCGCAAATAAGCAAGCCGCCGGCCGCATCCAAAACTATCCAAAGGACTTGCCAGCCTCGGTCGTAAAGATCGATAAGTCCAATACGATCATGACGCTGAAGTTTGAGACGCAGGGGACGGCGCTAGGTCCCTGGACGCTGCCAAACGTAACAATGCCGCTCTGGGGGCCAGAATACATTCGGTATCCGATCAAGCCAGCAAGCGGAGACACCCCTGGCGATAAGGGCGTCCTTTCATCTGGCGCCGCGAACCTGGGAAATATTTCTGGGTTAGGGGCAAGCACGCCAGCGAACTTCACCTACCCAGGGAACCTAAGCCCGTTGGTTTTCGCCCCGATTGGGAATCAGAACTTCACGCCGACTGACGATCAAACGGCGCTCATGGGATACGGCCCGACAGGTACAGTCCATCGGGACACGAACAAAAAAGCCAAGCATATCGTTCATCCGACGAACGGCGTAACAAGTTCGACCGGCGCGCAGGGACAGACTGGACCGACGTCCAACCCAACTTACAATATGACATCTTTGTTGCATCCCTTGAACGGGTTGCTGCATACGATCAAGGATCAACAAAATGGTGATCATACCCAGTCTATTGTTCCTCAAGGCGGTTCTGGCCCTATCGGCCTGTTGCTATCTATGTTCGGCGGCAAGCACACCCATGCGATTGGCCAAAGCGGTCATCAGATTACCTCGTCGGCGCAGGTAAACGTCACTGCCCCGAAAACCGACATCAATAGTCCAACCACCAACATTTCCGGCAATACGAATATCGGCGGCAACACCAATGTTACCGGGATCCTAAGCGCGCTCGGAGGGATGTTTTCAGGCGGTGGTGGTGGCGGTGGTGGTGGGATATCTCCATCAGGCGCCGTGAGCGGCACGAGCGCCGCGATAACCGGCGTGTCGGCGGCCGACACCGTGCTTACCAATCCATATACCGTTACGGGGCTTAACGCGGCATATCCACCAGCGAGCCATCGAGGCCTGAGGGGTTACGTGACGAACACTTCTGTCGCCACTTTCGGGTCAACGTTGATTGATGCCGGCGGCGGCGGCGTCGTATGCCCTGCGTTCTGCAATGGCACCAATTGGATAGCTGGATAAATGGCAGAACTCCCCACAGTCATGGCTCCATCAGGCCTTCAGCCGATACCGCCAACGACAATCGAACAAAACCTCGTCGCATCAGTCTCCGCGACGAATCCTGGATACACGGCGAACCTGCCTGGCACGCTTATTGAGGATATCAGCAGCACCGATGTTGCCGCCATCGTCGAAATGGATTCGTTCCGCGTCGAGTTGCTTAATTCAATTACACCGTTCGGTGCAAACGCTTTCCTCTGTAATCAGCTTGGGCAGATATATCTAGGGAACAATGCGGGCCTTCATGGTTCTACCGTCACAAGCGTCAACGTGGTGTTTAGCGGGCCTGCTGGATATATCATCCCCATCGGGTTTCTCGTCACAGACGGCACGTTCCAATATTCTGTCCAAGAAGCGGCAATTATAGGCGCCGTCACCGGAAATTCACTTCCTGTCACGGCTTTTGGAACTGTCTCTGGATCATGGGCGGTTCTAGCCGGAACGGTCACACAACTTGTGACGTCGGTTCCATCCGGCTTTAATGTAACCGTTACCAATCCCGCTCCAGGAACGCCTGGCCTCGCGGCTGAAACCGAGTCGGAATTTCGCACGCGTGTTCTCCAAGCTGGGCTCGCGGCAAGTCAGGGAATGCCACGCTTCCTGAAAACGCTTGTTGGAAATGTCCCTGGCGTTCAACAAAATTTGATCTCTGTCCTTCAGCAGACAACTGGTGGATGGGAGGTCATTGTTGGCGGTGGCGACACTTTCCAAGTCGCGCTCGCGATTTTCCAAGCCATTGGCGATCCATCGACGATTGTTGGATCGGTGATGTCGATCACAAACATCACGCAGGCAAATCCCGCCGTTGTCACGACGGCACTAAATCACGGCTATTCCAACGGACAGATCGTTACCGCCTTTAATGTCCTTGGGATGTACCAAATCAACGGCGTTCCGCTCACAGTGACGGTGATTGATGAGAAGAATTTCAGCACGGGGCTAGATACGTCTGTCGGATATAGCGTTTACATCGGCGGCGGCTATCTCACACCGAATCTACGCAACAATTCCGTATCGATAGTCGACTTTCCGGACACCTATAATATTATCTACGTTAGTCCACCACAGCAAACGGTGGCCGTCGTCGTCACATGGAATACATCGGCCGTAAATTTCGTCGGCGGTGCTGCTGTGGAGCAGCTCGGGAACCCCGCTCTAGTCACCTATGTCAATTCGATTTCGGTCGGGCAACCGATGAACCTGTTTGAGTTGCAAGCGACATTCCAGACTGCGATTGAATCGGTTCTGCCGCCAGCTCTTCTAACCCGCATGGTGTTTGCCGTGTCGATCAATGGAATTGGCACGTCGCCGATCGGCGGCACTGGGATAATCGCTGGGGATCCTGAATCGTTCTTTTTCACTAATCCCACGCTTGTCGTTATCGGACAGGGTTAATGACGTCTGCGCCCGTCAATCTGTTCCACGGGAACGCAAGCGCGATTATAACTGGCGGCACGCCGGTTGTCGCAATCCATGCCTTGTTGTCCGGCGGCGTTATCTGGAACCCGCTAAATGCAAGCGATCAGGGCATCGCAATCCCGGAGGCCATATATGTAAGCGAGGTTGGGCCGCCTGGGCTTATCGCCAACCAAACGACGTTTGAACTTCTCCCAGGCCAATTCTATTTTGCCACGCCGAACAGTACGAACAGCATTTATGTCAATGCGGCGACGAGTGGTCATCAGTTCACTTCCATTCTGTGGCAACCGGCGCCTCCGTTCTTTACTCCTCTTGTTGGATCATTCCCGCCGTCAGGTCCGACCGGTCTGACAACCGCCCTCCCAAGCTACCTGTATCAGCAATACACGGATGATGACGACCTCCAGGCTTTTGTGCTCGCATACAACACGTATGCACAAGAGTTCGTGGATTGGTTCAATTCCATCAATCTTCCGATTTACACCCAACCGCAAATCTTTGGCGCCCTCCTCGATTGGGTCGCTGCTGGAATCTATGGGCTCGCGCGCCCAGTTCTGTCATCCGGCACTTTTCACTCTGTCGGCCCGTACAACACACAATATTTTAATCAGAAGAACCCCTACAACGGGTTTCAGTTTATTGGCTCTAGCAATGTCGCCACGACTACAGATGATATTTTCAAGCGCATCATCACGTGGCACTTCTTTAAGGGTGATGGGAAGTATTTTTCGCCATTGTGGCTAAAGGCCAGAATCATAAGGTTCTTATTCGGAGAGAACGGAGCGGACTTTGACGGCCCGACATATTCGATTAGTGTCACGTTTGGCGTGAATCAGCAGTTGAATATAACTATTATCTCCGGCTTCCGTACAATCACAAAATCGCACGTTTATAACCCAATCCCAGGCGCCGCATACAACGATCACTTTGGGCCATACAATTCAGTGACATCAACATTCGTTAGCGAAGTGGTTCCGCCACTATCAACTATCTTTAAAGAGGCAGTAGATACAGGTGCGCTTGAGATGCCATTTCAATTCTCTCCCGTTATAGTTCACATCTATGCAAAAGGCGAGTTCGCATGACCACCTTTATATTCAAAAACAACGCAAACTCGACTCTTGCTGGAGCAATAACAAACGTAGCTGTCACCGCGAATTTAGCGCCTGGATCGGGGATTGAGTTCCCGGTCCCAAGTACCGGACAGGTTTTCGCAGCCACTCTTATCGACGCCGCAACGCAAACTCTCAATGAAATTGTTCAGGTAACCGCCATCGCAACGGACACCGTTACGATGCTACGTGGCCAAGAGGGCACGACGCCCCTAAATTGGTTGGCTGGAGATTTCTTCATCCACCAACTCACCGCCGGCCAGATGACGTCCTTTCTTCAATCTGTCGCCAGCCCGGCCACGCCGCGCATTATCACGCTTAGCGGCGTGTTCACAACGAACTCAACCGATGGCGCGATAGGACTGCAGCGAACAACATCCATAGCAAACTCGTCGACGACATTGCCTGGCGGCGCGTCGATCGGCCAAATGATCACATATTCCGATCTAATCGGAAATTTTCAGGGCTTCCCGGTTACGATCAATGCACCGGCTGGGATGACGATTTCAAATCAATCGTTCATTGTCTTGAATGTCAACCACATGAAGGCGTCATTCACCTATTACGGTAGTAATTTCTGGGACGTCGGAGGCGTTTACTGATGCGGACCATAAGGAATATTTTAGTTTGCCTCGCGCTTGTCTTCGCGGCGTCGATACCGGCGAGCGCGCAATTCATATCGCAGCAAACGTGGCAGGCGACAACCACCGGCACGGCGAACGCTATCGTAATCGGCATTCCAAACGTTTCCTCTATCGCCGATTTGGTTGGCGTCCCTATCCGGTTCCTCCCATCGGCGACGAACACGGGGGCGGCAACTGCGGCCGTTGGTGGTACGGCAGCTACCGCGATTAAAAAGGCAACTCAGAGCGGTCTGACTGTTCTTGGCGGCCAAGAGATGGTTGCCGGTCAGTTGACGGTATTGGTGTATGACGGCACAGAGTATGTGCTCGATAGCACTATCTCACCTCAACCGATACTTTTTGCCCCCACGACATTCTGTGTTGCGACAAGCGGAAACGATTCAAACACGGGGGTGTCACCTAACTGTTGGCTAACCTTGCAACATGCCGCAACGTTCATCAGCAAATACAATGCTAATGGATTCACCATCACCATCAATGTCGGCACCGGCACATACGCTCCTGTCGTTCTACTTCCGGTTGGCGGGAATGGGTTTGTAAATTGGATAGGAAACGTCAGCACTCCATCCCTTGTGGTAATTTCGTCAAGCACGACATCTACCATTACGGCTACAGGAGTCACAGGCCAATCGTTTAACGGATTTACCCTAATACAGACCGATTCGACACCCGCAGACAGTCTCGGCGCATGTATTTTTGCACAGCAACAAACAGCATTGACGATTACCAATATCATTTTTGGAACATGCTACGGGGATGGGGTTTTCGCGCAGCAATCCAGTGTTAATGTAGGTTCTGGGACAATTTCTGTCTCTGGATCCAGTACTGGTCAGGCATGCAATCCTGGATGCGGTGCGGTGTTTGATGCAAATTACGGTGGATTTATCGCCGGTACTACGTCGATGGTAATAACGACTCCAATAACCGTGCAATATTTTGTAGTCGCTCGAGGTGCCGGTTTTGAAGGTCTAATACTTCCGTCGATAACCGGCGCTGGAAATGTGACCGGGGGGAAATTCGATTGCGTCCTGAACGGCGTTATCGAAACACTATCCGGCGGTAACTTGAACTACTATCCAGGAAGCGTCGCCGGTACATCAGGATCCGGTTGTCAATACCAATAGGACCTGAACATGACCGTAACACCAGTCGCAGGCGCCCACAGTTTTATCACAACCGGCGGGACGGCGGTAACTGCCGCCTTCGCCTTGCCGGCTGGCTATAATGGCGGATATATCGTGAATCCGCTCACGGCCTCTGATCAAGGTATCGGCACGGCAGAGCCGCTTATCGTAGACCCGACTGGCGTGTCTCCAGGCTTGAATGCGAATGGAACGGCCATTGCGCTCCAACCGGGGCAGAGTTGGAACCTAATTCCAGGCCAAGTCACCGCGACGCTCGTGAACGCCGCCACGAGCAATCACAAATTCACTGTCGTCGTTTATTAAGCCTGGAGAAGGCCGTTGAAACGTGTCCTCGCAATCCTAGGATTCGCGGCGCTCTCTAGCGCTGTCTATGCGCAGACCGGCCCTGGTCCGCCGCCGGACCCTTGGAATTACGGGCCGTCGCTATCTCTTTTTTACAACAATGGCGGCCTTACTATGGGCGCGCCGACTGGCGGCCAAAAGGGTATCGGCACCATAAATGTTTCGGGCGGCTTCTTCGTAAATGGATCAGCCGTTGGCCTGACGGTTGGGAGCCCGATCACCGGCGCTTGCACGAACGGATTTGGCTTATACAACAATGGCGGAGTTCTTGGGTGCATATCCCTTACAGGCGGCGGCACTGTAACATCCGTTGCTATGACGGTCCCGTCTATTATGGCCGTCGGCGGATCCCCTATTACCGGCGCTGGCACGTTTGCCGTATCGCTCGCAACACAGACAACAAACAAGGTGTTCGCCGCGCCGAGTGGCTCGACAGGGACGCCCACATTCCGCGCGCTCGTCAATGCCGATCTTCCGGCGATCCCGGCCACCGATCTGACAGGGCAGGTTTCCGTTGCTAATGGCGGCACCGGTCTCGCGACTCTGACGGCTAATGCCCCATTGATTGGGGCGGGAACTTCGAATGTCGCTTTTGGCACGCGCTCTGGTAGCACGACCACCTTTGCTACAGCGACAGGCACCCTTACCAGCGGTCACTGCGTCTCGATCGATGCAAGCGGCAATTTCATCGATGCCGGTGGCGCTTGCACGGTTGGCGGCGGTGGCGGCACCGTAACGTCTGCATTGATCAATCAGCTCGCTTGGTACAACGCGGCCGGGACAACCGTCGTCGGGCTTGCGACGGCGAACAACGGCGTGCTCATTACGGGCGCTGGCGGAGTCCCGTCGATTTCATCGACAATCCCAGCGGCGACCCAGGCTAACATTACCGGCACCGGCACGTTGGCGAGCGGCACCACCGCATCTGGATTCAATGTCGCTTGCGCTAGTGAGCCAGCCAATACGGGTGACGTCACGTCGAGCGCTGGCTCATGCGCCACGACGATCGCGGCGAACGCCGTAACCTATGGCAAGTTTCAAACGGTTGCTGCAAGCAGCCTGGTAGGGAATTCTTCCGGTTCGATCGGCAATGCGGGAGCGGTGGCGCTCGGGGCGACGCTCGCATTCTCAGGAACTAATTTACAAACGGCGGCGATGTCCGGGGATCTCACGACGCCGGCGAATAGTTTTGTTACCACGTTGAACACGGTCAACGCCAATACAGGCACCTTCGGAAGCTCCTCGCTTGTCCCAGTTATAACGGTAAACGGCAAGGGTCTTGTTACCGCTATGACCACCGCTGCCATTGGAGCGTGCGGTACATTAACAGGTGATGTCACGTCCGTTGGTTGCGCCACAACGTTGGCCACGGTTAACACGAATGTGGGTTCCTTCGGCTCATCGACTTCTATCCCTAACTTCAATGTTAACGGGAAGGGGTTGATTGTCTCGGCAGGCTCGAACGCGGTTATAGCTCCGGCAGGCACGTTGACAGGTGCCACTCTGGCGGCCGGCGTCACGGCATCGTCCCTGACGAGTTTGGGCACTTTAACGAGCCTAGGGACCTCTGGTGCTATCACTGGCACGCAAGCGATCGCTGCCACTAGCACCGATGGTTTGCTCTTGACGGATATTACGGCGGCGACGGTTGGTGCTCAGAAATGGTCGCCGCGCGTGCACTTCACGGGCCAAGGTTGGAAGACCAACGCGACCGCCGGTAGCCAGACCGTCGACGTGATCGAAGAACTGCAACCTGTTCAAGGGGCAATTAGTCCAAGCGGCAATCTGGTTTGGAGCGGCCAGGTTAATGGCGGCGGTTATGGCGCGCTGCTTACGCTTTCCACTGGCGGCGGTCTCAATCTAGCTTCTGGCACGTATCAAATCGGCGGATCGCCATTAGCGTTTTCCAATATTGCGAGTTCACTTGCTTGCGGGCAGACACCAGCGTTGACTGGAGATGTCACAACATCGGCTGGCTCGTGCGCGACAACGATAGGTTCTGCTGCCGTCACGAACACCAAGCTGGCGAATCCTAGCACGACAGTTAACGGCGTCACCTGTACCCTTGGCTCGACATGCAGTTTGGCCACCTCTGGTGGTACGGCCGCCCCATCAAATCCAGCTAGTGGGAATTCTAGTGTAACAGCAGTGATGGAGGGCCTTGCGGGCGCAATCACTCCGACAAAAACCGGCACGGTCTTATTTATTGTAAACGGTTCTGTAGCGAACACACTTACGAACGACAGATGTTTTGTGGCTCTTCGGTTCGGAACTGGTACCGCCCCAACACTCGGAGCGGCCACTACTGGAACGGTTCTTGGAGCGTCAGAACAGACGACGTTCGCCACAGATCAGATAAGCGTTTTTTCTCTTTCTGGAGTCACAACTGGAAGAACCCTATCAACAGCTCTTTGGTTTGATGTTCAATTATCCGCAGGCGGTGCAGGAGGAACTTGTAGTATTACAAATGTTTCAACTACGGCGGCGGAACTATGAGGCGGTGGTGATGACGAAACTGTGTCGTCTGCTAATTCTATTTTTCTTTGCCCCAGCCTCCGCTTTTGCTCAATGCGTGGCTGGTCCGGCGCTTCCGGTGTGTCAACAAACGAATCCGGTGATCACGAGCCCTTTGACGACATCAAATTGTGTGGTTGGCGGGATTAATAACACATATCAAGCCACGGCTTCCGGTAACGTTACGTCGTTTTATGGGTACAGCACTAGCGGAGGGAGTCCGCCGCTTTTTACTGCGTCCAATCCCGGTCCAAATACAAGCTTGTTTTATATGAGCGCGGGAACGGCAGGGACCTATACGTTTGTGCTCTACGCGATAAGTTCGACCGGCACCTCGGCCCCAACGACTATCACCGTTACGTGTAGTTAATCGCAATGCGAAGTTATTTTGTCTTACTCGCCGCTCTCTTCAGCTCGGCGGCGTCCGCACAAACATGCGTGGCCCCGGTTTGCAACACGGTACCGTCCTTCGTCGGAGCGTATTTTGGCGCGGCGGCGGGGAGCGGTAGTGTGGCCGCCACGCAAACTTTGGGAACCATCAACAATTACACCGTCGCCGACACCGCGATCGCGATGCTCAACAGCGGCGGCGGCTCTGGGAACGCCTGGGCGCGTTACACGCTTGGCGTCATCACGCCGGGTAGCTCCGGCCGCCTGATCGACGAGGAAAACTCCCTTGTCAACCAAGGGCCGGTGGTGGCCGGGCGTGCCCCATACAATTGGAATCCAGTCACGAACACCAATCTCCTGATCGATTGCGGGAACGGGCAGGCAAATGAGCATGAGTGTGGAACGGCCTTGGCCATCGCCCCAAACACCCAGCAATACAAAACCGGAATTGTCTTCGCCAACGGCGCGCTCGAGGCGGGCGCCGCGATAGGCATGCCGGTGTACGATTACATTTGGTGGGAAGCGCCAGATGGATCAAGCGCATGGCTACAACAATGGCCTAGCGACTTCCACATCCACAGCTCAGGTATGCTTACACTAGACGTCGGGAGCGTAAACGTCAAAGGCACCATGGCGGTGTCATGCTTCGGACCGCCAACCCCATTCTTTACAGTCAACGCCGGCTTGGTCACCCATTGCTAGGCGAGCATTGGCCTGAGATCCTCGCGATTGCAATCGGCGTTTCGATGACCATATTAGCGCTCGCCCTTGCCGCCATCGCCCAACCATAATAGGCTTTTGCCTCTTGACAAAAGGCATTTGCCCCGTATCATGCGGCCTTCGCTGGTATGGGTGTCGCTATGGATAACAGACCGTTCCTTATCGCTATCTTCGGCGCCGCTCTTTCCGGCGCCATTGTGGGCCTCGTTTTCGGCGCTTGTATTGTGTGGCTGTCGCAACCTTAACGGTGATGGGGTGAGAGATGTTAGAAACATTTTCGCCGATCTTTTTTACCGGCACCGCCGTTCTGATTGGCGGGTACATTTTTTCGAAGGAGGATGACGCTTCCCTCGGAGATGCGTGTGAAGGCGGCATATTGTTTGGAAGTGTGTTGGCGGTGTTTTTCGCCGGGATACCTTTCATATAGGCATGCCCTTGACAACGCGGGCAAAAGCCCTCTAAGACACCGTCACCAGCGCGTTCACAGCGAGGCGGCGATGTCGACGATTCTTTTCCAAGATACCTGCCGCCTCGTCATCCCAAAGCTCATGACAGAGTTTGATTGGGAAGACTTCCAGGCCGCCGGCTGCATGGGCAACCTCGGCCACGAGAGTGATGGCCTTCTAGAATTGCGGGAGATCGGCGCGAAGCCAAATCGCGGCGGCTTTGGTTGGGCGCAATGGACCGGCCCGCGCGCGCGAGAATTTTTGCACTATTGCGAAGTCGTCAAGCTCGATTGGCATTCCGAGGCAGCGAATTACGGCTATCTCGTAAAAGAGCTTCACCAAGATGGTGCCACGGTCGCCGCTGTCGCCAAGGCGCCTAATCTGAAAGCCGCCACGGTGGCCTTTGAGCGCGGCTATGAGCGCGCCGGCATCATCAACATGCCTAGCCGCATCCATTGGGCCGGGATTGCCATTGAGGCCGTTCGTGGGGCCTCGCCGCCAGCAATAACCGCAGCATAGGAGTTGGGATGTTAGGAATTACACAAGACCAAATTACAATGGCGATTCGTTGGGTGATCACATATGCCTCTGCGGTAATTTCTGGAGTCCTTGTTTCTAAGGGATGGGCGACAACGGCATCCGCCGGCGCTTTGACGGTTTTCCTTCTTGGGTTAGCACCGGGCATTGCCACTTTTATCTGGGGCCTTTGGGTGCATTCCACAGGCGGCACGATTGCCGCCGCGAGTGCGCTCCCCGAGGTGCATTCGATCGTGACAACTCCGGAAATCGCCACTTCCGCCCAGTTCGCGCCAGACGATAAGGTCGTTAGCAAATGAGCGGCATTCTTGGTTGGATCGGGAGCCTTTTCCCTAGCACGCCAGTGCCGACACCGGTTGCGCCTATTGGCCTACCAGCTAACATCGAAGCTGAAATCGCGGATATCGAGAAGGTCCTCGGGTTCTTCAAGTCCGGAGATTGGGTCGGCTTCGAGGCTGCGTGGAAGGATCATAACGTCCTAGGCGAGATCGAGGCTGGCGCGTCGCTAATTGATACGTTCCTCAAGATTGGCGCCGTTTTCATTCCGGCCCTAACCGTCCCAGCCGATGCGCTCGCCGTCGCGACGTTCCTTGTCCCGATCGTCCTAGGCGTTGGATCAACTATGGTTCCGGATGGCAAAGGCGGGTTCGTGCCATCTAAGGGCCAGTCTCTCTACGATCCTCGCACCGGTATCTTCACAGGGCTACGCACGTGAGCGCCCTTAGCCCTGTTTGGAAAAGAGTCACTGGAGACGCATTGGTCAAAGATATCGAGGCACTCTTGCGCCTTTGTGACTTAGACGAACTAAGGGAAGTCGAGCGCCGATTGGCCGTAATCATTGCAGAGGAATCTAAGGAATGAAAAATCTTATTGCCGCTTGCGCGCTTCTCGCGCTCACCGGTTGCGCCACCCTCCAGGCTGACTTCCCTGGGGTGACGCCAGCATCGGTCCTAGACGCGCTTGGGAACGCCATAGACACGGCATGCGGGGCTGTGCCTACCGTTGCCTCCCTTGAGACGGTCTTGGCTGATGACGGGCTCGTGAACCCCACGGCGGCGCAAATAACCATGGTGGCCTCGCAAGTGTGTTCAGTCCTGATCCCGCCGAAACCAGTGGCCGGCATGTCCAGGAGACAATTTGCAATGGCGGTTGGATCTCCATCAGCGCCAGTCATTCTTGGATACCTGAATGGCAAGCCTATCTATGGCTACTGGACTAAGTGATGAAGTGTGTTTTTATAGGAGTGGCCACCGCGATTGGTGTTGCTATAGTGATTGCCTTGGCGGTTTCTATCCTCATTTGGAAGTTGGGCGATAAAGGATGAAACTCGTCGCGGCGATCGCGCTGGAGACCAAATGATGTATGTGTTGATCTTTCTCATATGGAATACCAATCCCCTATTGGGATTTTCCACCGAGTTCAGCTCGCAGGCCGCATGTGAGAACGCGCGTGTGGAAATTGCAAAGATGAGTCCCTACGAGCAAGGCGGAATGACCGCCACCATATGCGTGCCCAAATGAAACTCGTCGCGGCTGTTGTGATTATTTGTGCGGGATACGTGCCTTATTGCAGGACGCCCGTGATGGAAAAGCACGGCTATGTGTCCGAGAACGCATGCTCCTATAAGCCGGTGACGACACAAACCACCGAGGGCATCCACACCACCTCCGTTAAGTGCACGAAGTGAAAGCAATCGTGGCCTTCGTGCTGGTGTTTGGCCTTTTGTTTCTGCCGATTTATGTGGTCGGATGTGTCATACATCCATCAGATTGGTGGTGTGGCCGATGAATTCAATTTTGATCCTAATTGTTTTCGTTTGTGCCATTGTTGGCGCCATGTTCTTGTGGATGCAAATTCCGCATGATTAGCGTCGTTATCCCCGCATATAATGAAGAAGCGGAATTGCCTGATTGCCTTGCGGCGATTAAGGACGCAGCCAAGAATTGTTTCCGTCAGATTGAAATTATTGTCGTTAACAACGCCTCCACGGACAGAACGGGCGCCGTTGCCTACGGCGCGGTTGTGGTAGACGAGCCACGGAAGGGAATCTCCTTTGCTAGGCAAAGGGGCTTCGAGGCGGCCAGGGGCGACATCATCTGCTGCATCGATGCGGATACGCGCATGCCAGCTTATTGGTTTACGCGGCTTCTGAAGCATTTCGGCGAGCCTATCGCGGCCGTCACTGGGCCATCCTTTTTCTATGACTTGCCTAGACGGCAACGCGTTTTGGCGCTGTTCTTTAACATGAATGCCTATCTGATTTATCGGATTACCGGCGCGATGCTACAAGGCGGGAATTTCGCGGTTCGGCGCGACGCGCTTGAGCGCGCGGGCGGCTTCAACACATCGATCGAGTTCTACGGCGAGGACACCGATCTCGCGGTACGCGTGGCCGAGCACGGGAAAATATGCTGGGCTTGGGATATGGCGATGCCGGCTTCTGGCCGGCGCATACAAGCCGAGGGGATTATTAAAACCGGGATGACGTATGCGCTGAACTATCTTTCCGTGGCGTACGCCGGAAAGCCGGTGACCACCGCGCATAGAGATATCCGATAATGCTGGCGATCCTAACGTTCCTTGGTGTGTGGATCCTCGTGTTCATCCACATCATTACGTGGTTCCGTGGAGAGACGTCAGAAGGCAGAATTAGTTTGCAAATCCACCATGAGTTCTCAGATGCGTTCAAGGCATTGGCTAAGACTGCCGAAGAGACAAAGGCGCCGGATCCTCCAGAGGGGTGACGCGCGCCATGTGGTTGCGATGGTAGGCTATCTGATAATTTTCGCGATCTTCGGGTTTATTGTCTTTGTCCTTCATAGGAGTTCCGACGGTGGTAACGTCCGTTAAATTCGTCTTCGCATTATCGATCCTGGCCATGCTTGTCCTAAGCGCTTGCGCGATCGTCCCAGATGACGACGGCGGCATAGGGATCGGCATTGGCATCCCCTACCATCACCATGGATGGCGATAATGGCGGCTGATAACATCAAGACAATCCTAACAGAGGCCGGCAAGCAGTATGTCAGAGACAATGCGTCGGCCGCTGGCTGGTTCGAGGGCGAGATTGAGGGCTATGTTCCAGGCCTAATTGATGCGCTTCTCGCCGCCCTCAAAGCTAACAAACTCGGGGTTTACCCGCTGATCGAGCCGGAAATCAAATGAGCTTCGTCGATACCGTGTGGACGGTGCTTCTCGTGCTTTTTGTTCTCTATTTAATCGGCGGTGGGACCTGATGCCTGATCATTCTAATAAAAAGCTAGGATGCCTTCCTCCGCATCCGGCGGATAAATCGAAGCGTGTGTCATTTGCATCTGTCTTTGGAACCGATCTCCCGGCACCTGAGCCAACGCGAGATTGGACGGATGGAGATAAGTCCAGGCCTGTTTTCGGAAACGATACGGTCGGCGATTGCACTTGTGCAGCGATTGCAAACATTATCATCGGCGCCATGAAGGAAGCCTTCGGCAAAGAGTGGTATCCGACAACCCGCGACGTGCTATCTCTTTATTACAAGCTCACAGGCGGCAAAGATACCGGCCTCGTGATCGAGGACGTTCTCAAATATGTGATGAACAATGGCGCCTTCGGGCATCATTTCATCGGCACGGCCTCAATCGACCCTGGCGACGCTCAAAATATTAAGCGCGCGATCGATTGGTTTGGATGCGTCGATCTCGGCGTCTCGTTGCCAAAGGCGTGGCAGACAGCGGATAGCTGGACGATGAACAAGTGGCAAACGAACGACTACGTCGCGGCAGATTGGAAGCCCGGAAGTTGGGGTGGCCACTGTGTGTGCTGTGAAAAATATGACGAGAATTATCTATATGTGTGGACATGGGGCCAGCTGATGCCCGTCAGCTTGGATGCGGTGAAATCGTATTTCGATTCAGTCGACGCGGTGCTAATCGCGTCATGGATCAACAGGGGCCGGTCACCGGCGAATTTAGACCTGTCCGTGCTCGTGGAGCGCATGGCGCATTTCAAGGCATGACGGAGAAATTCCATATCGAATGGCCATTTCCGGAGAAGCCGATGAGCATCGAAGCTGGTCCGCGCAAATGGGAAATGGAAAAGGCCGCGATCGACGCGGCCTACGCGGACCATATCAAGAAGCTGGTTCGAGGTGTATTACATTAGCAATGCTGGCTCGTCGGTAGATAACGACAAGGAATTGCTAATCAAGTTCAAGCACAACCTCGAGGTGCTCAGGCAGGCTCACGTTCATGCTCTATCGATATTTTCGATCATGACTAACCGCTGTGGTAAATGCGCGCGCATCGAATCCTAGATGGTAAGGTAGTTCCTCTAAGACCAACCCTAGCTCACAATGGTTGGGCCATGCCCAACCATGCCTTTCTCGGATCCAGGAAACTGTATATTCATACCCCTTCACAGGCCATAAAACTTTATGTGCAGGAGGATTAGGGCTCGCATCCGGATCGAAATTATCAATGATGCACAAAACTCTCTGACCTACCTTGAACATGCGCTATTGCTCCTCTTAGCCGCCGTCGCTTGCTGGCTTGCGTCAGTCTTGCGGCGGCGGTGTTTTTTCTTTGCCGGTTGCTGTTAGCTCGAAGTGCCGCTTGAGATGTGGCGGCATGCTGCTCCACCATTCCGGAGATAACGTCCATGGCTTCCATGGCGTCATCCCGCGAGACATTGGAGTCAGCAAGATACAAAGCTCTTGCACTGTCATATCTTCCGCTGGTGTAAATACGACTTCGGTCATTTGTCATCCCTGCATTTTGAGCGCCTCACACGGCGCCTATCTAGTTCATAGCCAATAATGACAAGGATGCTGCGCGCAATATAACCAAATGCGAAGAAAAAAAGCATAGTGATAATTGTCATCACGCACCCCAATAGGCCCACAATTCGCCAGCGTAATACGGTGGTGGGTATCCGTCGCAATCTATGCACCAGTAGTCAAACTCGATCGCCACGAGCTTATGGCAACGAAAGCAGCGCACGAAGGCGTTGGTTTCATCTAAGCCCCAGATCATTCCGCTACCTCCTCCACGTCTCTCTCAGCGATTTCCTCCTTGATATTCTCAAGCACATAATCCGGGAAATTATAGCCGACTCCACGAAGGTACAATAGCCGATCTCGGAATGTCTCAAGTGTCGGGTCGTTGAAAGTCTTTCCGTCGTAGGGCAACCCTATGTTGCGGTACTCGGCTGATTTCAAAAACTCACCCACGGCCTTATGGGTATCCATCCAGTTAGGGCCATCCCACCTTACTTCTGGGACATCGCCTACGATTCTAGTGCCGGCGACATGCGTTGTCCACCCGCCTTCGCAATACTCGTAGCAGTACAAGTCGCACTTCCAATTGTCTGACGACCAGCGACAATAGCTCATTTCAGCGCCTCTAATTTGGCGAATTTCTCATCCATTTCCGTTTCAAGATCCCAATAGTGTTTGGAAAGTTTTTCGATAGCGGCCTCAAGCTCAGCGATGCGTGCCGATAACGCTGCAAGCCTGGCATGAGGTGCCTCGATCTTGGCTTCCAGCTCGGCGATGCGCTCTTCATGATCGTCTAATGCACTCTTCTGGCCTTCTTCTAGCGTGGCAATGTGATTGAGCATTTCGTCAGATATCATTTCTCCACCGTGTCCATTAGAGCCTGACGTCCTTGTGAAATGTTATCGGCTCTATGCCGACGTACTCAGCAAGTTCGCCTTCTCGGCGAAACCATTCACCGCGAGCGCGAAGAGTCGCAAATCGTTCGTGAAATTTGGCCTCATCCTCCATGGTTCCCTTCTCAACTCGGAGAACAGCAAGTTTTTTGTGATGCCCGGTTTGCAGACTTGCGACTCTGTTTTTGACATTCGAAGCAAACCCAATTTTAATATAACGCCCGTCGCTGGCGAAATAGATATGCCCCGTCGGTTTCGGCGAGGTGCCGACCCGCATCATTTGTGAATGGCCATCTGCCAGCGACGGAACCGGGTCTCCGACTATCGCCGCGCTATATGACTTCATGAAATGTTCAGATCCAAACTCTCCACGGATTCGTGTTCTTGGACCCTTACGGACGCGGACGTACCAGACAACATGTCCGTGGCGCGTGATTTCTTTGCGAAGATAAGGCGGCAGCGGCTTAGGCATAATTAACTCTCAAAGTGCGGGGGTAGGTGCGGGGAATGTGGTGTGTAATTTAACGTCCATTTAAGCCTTTATAGTAAATTCCCCCCTCGAAGTTTCCCGCACCATCATTGATTCTATTAGTCTTTCACACTAAACCGACATTCCCGGCTGGGACACGAGTGCTTATTTTTGAGGTTGATTTTATTCGGCTTCGGACGAGGTGCGGGCGCTAGGGTTAAATCCGGTGCGGGCGAATGTTGCCATTTCATTTCACTAGCTTCCTCATTGCGTCCCGCGCCAACCGCGCACGATCGGCATTCCTCGTATAGAGCGACGCCATCTTCTCGCCAGTCCATCCATAAATGGCATTCAATTGAGCCGTCGTCGCGCCGTTGTTCGCCGCGCGCGTCGCGCCCGCCTTGCGCAACCCATGCGCGGATCCTGGCACCCCAGCCGCCTTGCACGCCTCGTGGAACCAAGATCCGAAACTCTCCGCCGTCATTGGCCGGCCGGCCGCCGTCGCAATGAAGGCGAGGTCACCCGTCTTCGTCGCATTTATAATCTCGGCAAGCTGAGGGAGGATTGGGATAGTGACTTGCTGGCCGGTCTTTGTGGTTCGCAATGAGATCACACCACCCTTGATATGTTGCCGTCCTAGCACTGCGGCATCCCCACGGCGCAACCCCGTAAAGAGCAAAATAGAGAGTGCCAATCGCTGTCGGGTCCCGACTGGCCACCGCGATTCGAAACACGAAATCTCCTCGTCCGTCCATGTGTGGTGTCCCTCAGTTTTGTTAGGAAAGCCCATTACGCCTGCGGTCGGATCCGCATCAACGTGTTGCGCGCGCTTGGCCCATTGGAACAGCACGCGCATCGTTTTCAGAAAACCATTGGCGGCGAATGGCGTCTTGGCGCGATCCTCGACGCCCTGCCGTATAACCTTCGCTGTGATGGAACTTAGCGGCGTATCCCCTGCCCGCTTGGCCACGGTCTTGAAGACATAGCCCCTCTGCCTCTTTGTGGCTGCGGAGAGCCTCTCCCAGGCGCTGGAATCCTCGTAACGCTCGATGAGCCATCCTAGGGTGCCCGTGGCCGTCACGGGGCCGCTCTGTGGCGCTATGCCGAGGATGGCAGTGTTGTAATTGCTGGCAAATTCAGATGACCCGTAAGCCCCACGCACACGTATCCGTGGCCCCTTCCCGACGCGAACATAGAACACGGCCGTCCCGTGACGGTTGCGTTCCAGGTAAAGGTTTGGCGGCATTGGGCGAATCATTGTGGAGCCATTGGGCAGGTGAATGAGTTTTTGCCAGAAAGCGTGATATCTCCCTGCATCTTCGTGCCGTCAGGCATACGAAGTGTCTGATTCCATAGATCGAGAACGTAGCACGCCCCTCGCTTGAAATCGTCGGTAATAGGGCCACGCGGATCGGCATGCGGCACACCAGTCGTGGTGATGGCGACGGTCGCTGCTGCGACTATAATTTTCACAGCCTAACGTCCTTTTTCTCCACAACCGTGGACTTAACTGCTTCTTGCGTGCCGCCTGGAATCATACGGATCACCGTCCCATCCGGCAAATGGATCTCCACGACCCGATCCGGCGCGGCCCTGCATGCGCGCTTCGCATCGGCTTCGGTAAAGCTAGCTGGACGGTTTGACATATGGCTTTGCCTTCCACGCCTCCCATTCCGGGCCGATGCCGAGGAACATGCACAATTCCCTGGCCGTCCCGTCGTAGCAACCGCCAGCCCCGCGCTTGATCCAGCGGCCGGTGCCAAGGGGCATCCACCCAGCTTCAATTGCGGCGCGTTCGTAATTGAACTCTTCGGTCATTCCGGCTTCCTTGCTAGATCTCCGGCGAGGGCCATGGCCTCGAAGAGGGCCATGGACTCGAAGAGCGCAGCGTATCCACCACGCATATGCGAGGCATCAAGCATTTCCCGCGTCACCTCCGGCCCTACAACTTTGAACCCGGCGGCGCCGAGGGCGTCGAGGGCGGCGGTCACGGTGTCTCTAACTGTGCCACCAGCATGCAACGCGTCTTCATAAGCACCCTCCATCACATCGAGCGCCTTCGTCCTAAATTCCTCTCGTGTCATTCCGGCTTCCTCGCGAGATCCCCTGCGGCGGCTATTGTCTCGAAAGCTGTTAGCGGCTCGCTATAGGAATTCAGCCCAGCTAGCAGCTGCTCTTCCGTGTACTTTGGCCCGAGGACGATGAACCCAGCCGCGCCGAGGGCATCAAAGGCAGCGCCCGCCCCCTCGACTAGATCTTGCCAAGGAGTTTCTCCGCCATGAACATTACACATAGCCATCGCCATCACCTCGATCGCTCGCGCCCTCATCTCTTTAAGGCTAGCCACGAGGCGCACCACTTTGTTCCGCTAGGATTGCGTTGAACTCTTCCATATACGGCTCCGCGCGCTCGGCATCCGGCGGCGAGAGTCTACGCCACCACTTAGTGAACTCTTTTTGGCCATTCCTCGCGGCGAGCATCCCAGCGAGCTTTACCTCGGCGGTTTCTGCAGTCATCCCCTTCACACCTGGATGTTCAAGCGGATGCTCTTGATGCTCCTTATCAACAACCTCGCCTGTCTCCGGATCGTGCTTGGCCTCTGCGGCATGTTCTTCCGCGATAGCTTCCGGCGTCTGCCGATAGAACCTATTGTCCTTATTGTCGGCGATTGATGCTAGCCTATCGGCTAAGGATCTCTTGGGGGTGACGTCCCTGGCGGCCTCCGGGCCGATGCGCGGCGACTCCTCGAGTTCGTCCTTGGAATAAATGCCCATGAGAATTTCTGGGAAATTCCGGCGGCAAAAGGCGCGCACAGAATAGTAACCTAGCTGTTGGTCCGGATCCGCCGCCCACAACGGCGAGTTTTTGGTTTTGATATCGCCGATCCTGGGCGAGGTGTAATCCACGATCTCGTCAGAGCCTTTGAGCTGCGCCCATGTGCGGCATGTGCGTGACGCGCCATCTCCGCTAAATTCAAATTTGATGCGGCCGACAATCTGCGCGCGTTGCAAGACAACCGCGTGGATCAGCTGGGCTTCGTATGCGAGCCTGTCGCTGACGCTATAGGATTTGTTCGCGACGGCGAACGGGCTCATGCGCCACTCGATCGCTTGCATGACAATTCCCAAGCAAGCGCCGGGGTTGCCCCGAAGGTGTTTCGGCACGGCGACGTTCGATACCGATAACATTTTAGCGAATTCCATAACCTGCCCGGCGTTGGCGAAATTCACGCCGCCAGCGCTGTTTGAGACTGGCAAGTTCCCGGTGACCTCGGTGTCGATTTTGGATGCAATTTTGTCATCGCGTGCGACTATGTCATTCATAGCAACCTCCCTAAGTTCTAACCACCCTAAGGGCAAATGCCCCTGCCTCCGTCACCATCATCTACTCTGCGGCGATACCTAATTTGGAGGCGTGCTTCAAAATAATTTCAACTGGCCGGATGTTGAGCACTTGCGAGTTTGCATAAGCAAGATCGACCTTCAATGTCTCAATGAGATTGCGGTGCATGCCTATAATCACGCGCGCCTCGCCCTTGCTTAATTTTCCAGCCCTTATGTCGTCTAGGTCGTGCAATATTTGCGCACGCAGGTCATTCGTATTAATCGCTTGCATGTTTTGATCTCCTATTACTAAGTTGGATTTGTTCGCGAAGACTGGTCATCTTCTGCGCGAGATAGATGGCATACCCTAGCCCTCTCTCACATCCATCTTGAACATATGTGTCATATAACTGTTCTGTGTGGTCCAGGTGCTCTCTAAGCTGATTTACCGACATGTCTCCAAGTCGCCTTGGACGATTGCGCATCGCCAGATAAGCGGCGTTAATTTCCTCTGCCCATCTACGAGATCCGACATATCCGACGAGACTCATAAAACGGTATCTCTCGTACCTAGCAGTGATGTCCTTCATAATTCCTCCTTGTTCACTCACCATTAGGGCAAATGCCCACTTTTGTCACAGGATTGCCCTTTGCCGCGTTCATCTTGCTCACCATTTGAAGGCAGAAATCACCACACAAAAGATAACAATGCCGAGCAGGATGGCGTACATAGGAGTCATGGATCGTTCCTCCACGCCGCCACCGCGAAGAGGCAGATTAGCGCGACGTTTGAGACCACGATAATGGCGAGTATGATCTTCGTTATCATCCAGAGCATTTCCATTTCACTCTCCTAGTAAGATGTTTGTTCCCAATCCATCCAGCACTTATCCTTGGCGTCGTAGCCGTTCGGCGCCTTCACTCTGATCGCGCTCGCATCGCCGTTTGTTTGCGAATAATCGAAGGCAAAATAGAGTGTGCGCTCTTGGTCTTGTCGTTTGGCCGCAACATAGAGAATGTGGCCGCCGCTGTTATCGTGCCGGTCGATTACGTGATACCAACGTGGCACGTTAGAGCCGGTGATTTTTAATGATGGATCGCCGTCTTTAAAAAAGACATCATACGAGCGCGCGCCAATGTCAGATGGCTGGCATGTCATAGCCAAGACGCGTGGCAAATTCGGCGTGCTGGCGCTGCGTTGCTCTTGCGAGGGCATTGGCTGCCCTGGGTAGCCACGCTGCTGTTGCGGTGGCATACTTGGTGTGGGCGGCGCAATAGGTTGCGGCGGCGGTAACGCCTCGTGCTCTTCGTAAGGCGTGGGCTCAGTTGGCTTTGCTTCCTTGTGCACGGTTGCACCATGCAGGAAGCCGGTGTGCCCAATGCCGCCAGCCGACCAATGGATTGACATCCACTCGTCCGGCAGAATTTCCATCACGCAGACTTTATCACCAGCGGTTAAATCGGTGAGGTATGTGGCGCGGTCTGACATATAAACCGGCGTCATCATGTTGATAGTTAAGACAAAAATGCAGGCGTCCATTTCATAGTCCTCCGGTTAGCAGAATTGCTTAATATACATATGAGGGCAAATGCCTTGGAAGTCAAGGGCAATTGCCAATATAGCGAATAGTCATTTGAATTTTTAGGCCGTCCGCCTTCGCCATGGCTTCGTCCATGCCGGGGGAAATACCAAAATCGGCATAGAAAGCGACTAGGTCGCACTTGGCAAGAAAGGCATGATCGCACTCAAGGGCGCGTTGCCGTTCCGGGCTCTCGTCTCTAAGGACCTGCGTATAGAGCAAGTGCGAGGCGAATGGCACCTCTCCTAGATCAAGCGAGTCGCGAAGCGCGCGCCGCGCATAGGCGACGTTGCGCTCGATGTTGCCTGCGTATGGAGATTGGATGCTGACTAGCTTCATGATGCGTGAGCGTGTGCAACGAGGGCGATCAAGCCAAGTGCCGCCGACGTGAGCACCAGGGCGATGAGCAGGATATAGAGGAAGATGAATTTCATTGCGGAACTTCCATAGGGTGAACTTCGAATTGCTCTTCGTCGACGCATGGCGTGGCCTTGCCGAGTTGGTAACCAACATCGACTAGCATCCATACTGCCACCACTAAGATTGATGCTCCTACAACTGGAATAATTAGCTTTTTCGCTAGCCTTCTCATTGCTTGTTCTCCTTAAATTTAAATTGCCTGTAGGTCGTGGCCGCTGTCGGTTTTCGATGCACGGTCGTGGCCGTCGCGATAACATCCCCGCGAAACAGCGCAACGTTGGCATCCTTCATTTTGAATTTGAGTTTGTTCTTGATGATTTTGCGGGCGGCTGTGGCTTCTGATTCAACGCCCATGAGGACCCGATCGTTTTCCGCCAATTCAAGAATTTCGTTGTCTCCGCTGAGATCGATCTCTTTCCCGTCCGACGCGTCGGCGTAGATGTTGCGGATGAGATCTCCGTCTTTTTCGAAGTCTGGCGCATACGTCTCTCCACGATCAACTTTCTCCCAAAATGCTAGTGAGCGCGCGGCGGCGGCGGCATAGAGGCCTGGCGTCAACGGCACTTCTTCTAAGTGTAAATCTTCTCTGATAACCAGTGCTGCGACAAGAGCGTATTGGGAATTAGTAATGGCACACTCAATGGCTGCCTGTAGTGCGACATAAATAGGCGGCACTATATCACCGCCGTTTTGAAGCCATCGCTTTCTGAAAGAAGACTGATCGACGGATTTTATTTGAATTATGCCGCGCCCCTCACGCCCTGGAATTTTTACGAAAGCATCCGGCGTCGCGCCAATTCGATTAGCAGGATCTACAAAATATTGCAGATTGGGGAGGGTGTTATATTGGACGGTCCAATCCGGATGCTCTTCCTTAATAAGTTGGACGGCAATAGGTTCAAGCAAGCGTCCCCACCGCATGTTCTGATTTTCGTCATCATCCTCAATTAGGCCGCCTTTGATTGCGGACAGCTTGAACGGGCTTACCCAGGGCGATTTATCGAACAACACGGCGATCTCGCTCGCGCCAACTACGCGGCGGCGTTGCTCTAGCCATTCTTCGCGGTCTGATGGGGCGAGTATCTTGGCGTTGATAGTCATGTGTATCACTCGTTGTTGAAGTATCCACCTTACAAAGTTTCACAGGCATGATAAGATTACCCGCCTAAGAACCCGAACTTTGTCTTGAATGTCCTTTAAACATAGCCCGTTGGTGGAGCGGCTGCCGGGAGGTACCCTAGGCGGGTAGTCTTGTTATTTGATTCGCCAGACACGAGCGCCGTCGTCTACCTTTCTAACCACGAACTTCATGTTGTGCCGCCGTCCCCAAACGGATGCGGAATTGTGCACCGAGTTCAGTTTGTCGGTGGCGATAAAAAAGGAATCGCCCTTTTCCATTTTATCAAATGGATACTTTCTGCAGCGAATAGCTGGGAACGGTATGCCCTTCTCTATGTCGATCATTCTATTGCTCCTGTGATTCTTCGTATTAATAGCGCGACTTCATCAGCAAATGCAGTGTCGCTCGCCACTCGATCCTTAACGCGGCGCACGCCATAAAGGATTGTAGTCCTGTCTCGGTTCCCAAAGATATGACCTATTGCGCTGAACGATAGAGCAGTTAACTTGGTAGCGATGAAATAAGCGATGTGGCGAGGCCTAACTATCTTTGCGTGGCTGCCTCGTCTGGCTTTCATTTCGTGTACAGTAACGCCATACTCCATAGCCACTATCTCTTGAATGTCCGAAACTCGCACGTGCGGAGCGGTAATATCTGTCAAATAGCTGACGGCATTCGCAAGCTCGATACTTCTCCCGCGCGCCGTAGCGAGAGCACACAATTGGATAGCGAGATTTTCGATATCCTCCGTCATCATAGGCTAAGGTACTTGGTCATTGGCGCTTGTACTCCTCAGCAGGCGTCCAGCGCGCTCCTCATCTAGTGTGTCGGCTAGATCTAGGAGTTGTTTGACGTCGGTATCGTCCACGCCACAACTCCCCGAGATCATCATAAGGCGCTCCGCGAGATCACGAAGATAGGTAGTCACGAGTATGTTGGTCATTTCATCTCCACGATATTGCGCAGTAGCGCGAAGAGCTTCTCGACGGCGGTGCGCTCTGGCTCGGGGAGTGCGCGCGCTAGCGCATCAGCTTTCTTCGACCGGACGATAAGCGGGCGCCCAAAGCTGCGCTCAATGGTTGGGCCGTAAAGCGCGGTAGCGCTCAGTACGGCGAACTTGTAATGCACTAGCGATTCATGGCTCACTGTGGCGCTCCATTTCATCGAGAAGACGACTCATGGCGCGGGCCACGTCGCCGATAACTGCGGAAATAAGCTCGGGATCTCCGTCCTCAAATGCCGCGATGATGTATTGGCCGATCGCCTCGGGTGTATTGAGATGATCGATGACGTTCCATGGGGCTGTTTCAGTGCTCATTCGCGTCCCTCTGCCTTAGCCACGGCGATTTGCAGTTTCGCGACGACGCCAGGATAGGCCTGCGCGTCGATCATGGCGGCCGCTGTCCTTGCTGCAGACAGCAAATCATGGACGGCGGAGATTATGCGCAGGTCCTCCTCATCTAGGTGGCCGAGATCTAAGGGGACTCCAGTCGCGTCATAAACGGCGCACGAAAACCCTATTTGAAGCTCGTGCATTTGAAATTCCCAAGGGGTTGGGCTTCTCATCGATTTGCCTCGTCAATTGCTATGCAGACGATAACCCCAGCAATAAAGCCAAGGAGAAATGTCATAAGAAAAGCCCATATCATCGCGCGAACTCGCGGCTCTCGATCGCGACGCATTGATTCGCGTAATTCAGCGCGCCGTTCAGGTTGATCAACGGAATAAAACCGCCAAAAGAAAAGTCGCGGCGAGGCTTCATCATCTCGTCGCCAATGAAGCCCATGATGGTCGCGCGCATGCGCCTCGGTGACTTCGTCGAAAGACCTGGTTCGATGCTGTCGAGGAGAGCTGGGCAAAGGGCAAAATCCCTTGCCCTAACTCGAATTGCACACTCGGCTGCATAGGTGGTCGCGGCTTCGATAGCCTCGAAGGTTTTCGTCTCAACTTCGGCTTCGGTAAGCATGGCGGTTCCTCAGGCAAGAGCTAATTCATAGGGGCATTCTAGGGCATTTGCCCTCGTCGTGTCAAGGGGATTTTGCCATCCCCTCGCATGCGGGCGTTATTTTTTAACGTTGAGTGTTGGGAAAGCCTCGGCATTCTTGCCTTGGCTGCGCCATGCCAGGGCTTGGATTTTTTGCCCTTTGTCGGCGAGATTGATTGCCTTGATTGCAATGGCGATCGTCGTCAAGGGCTCCTTGCGCTTGTGGTGATCGGAAGTAAGGTAGGAGCGCAAGCGGTAGAACGGATCGCTCAGTGCAACCCCTTCTGGATTCTCGAGCGTGTTAACCATTCTCTCTGCAAGATCGTAGTTCCGATTCGAAAGCACGAAATAAAGAAATGCGAAGATGGATGGGTTGGTGAGCCCGCGAAGACACATCACACGTTCGACGGCTAGATAGAAGTCGGGATTCTCGATTGCCGCCGCCTCGATGTCAGAGTTTTCGATCTTGTTCTCGGGCGCCTTCCACTCAACCATCACATTGCGGCGAAGGCGGATGAACCACGAGAGCCCAGACGCCATGATGGTGCGATAGCGCTTGACGTTGTTCAACGCCAAGACATCGGATCCGGTGCGCGCTTGCCTGATGGTGTCGATAGTCGCAAAGGCGTCGCGCGCGATCCCGTTGACAATGATCGTCTCAACGGGCTTATCTGCCATGATGATGGCCCAAAGCCGATGCTGGCCGTCGAGCACGTCTCCGGTGTCGGCGAGTTTGATCGTGTCGCCATTGAACTTCCATCGATCCAGTTTTATTTCGTTGGCAATGCGCGCGACGTGCCGGTCGCGGATTGGGCGATTATGCTGATTGTGTTCGATCAGCTTTTGTGCGTCGGCCGGCGTTATAATCCGACGGCCAAAGTCAACTTTCTTAAGCGCAGTCATGTCAGGCTCCCTGGTTCCATGCGTTTGAAAACTCCGTCAACCATTTGGTTGCCCTAGAGACGCGCGCATCGACGAGCATGACTCTTCTGGGATTCTTTTTGGTGATGGCGGCAACTTCATCGGCGGCCGGCAGATTAGTCAGCGCCATGAGGGCCACCTTGAGATGCGACCACATGGTCACGCCAATTTCCTCGTGCAGAGGCGCTCGACGTGGCCGAGCCTTGCCATTACCATTGCGCTCGGCAGACGGCTTCTTTTCGCCTGGCTCCCTGCCCTGCATTTCTTCGTAGGCATTCCACACCGTGCGCTTGCCGGCCTTTATGTCCTCGATCAAATCGGTCCGCCCGCTATTTTTGACTGCCGACGCACGCCTTACCGAGGTGTGACTCACGCCCATTTTGTCGGCTGCGGTTTTTAGGTTAACTGACGTAACCTCTTGATCTTCTTGTGGTGAAACAAAAGGACCAATTGGAACCTTTGTTGTCGCAGCGTTTTGATTTCCGACTGGCGCGCCGCGTTTCATGTTCGCATATTCGGCAGCCGCCAATTGCGCTTGCGCCGGCGTCAAATGCCTCCGACGAAGATTGTGATCGACGATGAAGTCGAGTGGGTCGCCACCGGGGAATGGCGCAAAGACGGGATCCACGTTGGCCGCGATGCAAGCCGCGTAGCGGTTACGGCCATCCAGGATCTGGTCCTCATAGAGGATGATCGGTTCACGTTGGCCGTTCATGTGGATAGATTCAGTCAAGCCTTTCAATTCCAGCTCGTCCATGAGTGGGAATAGATTGGCCAATTTGTGGGCTTCCATGTGTTTCCTCATCAGTTGATTTGCTATGGTTGCCACGTTAGTAAGGGCAAATGTCGCCGATGTCAAGGCAATTGCCCTCGATCAGGATATAAATCTTTGTGCCCACTCCTTAGGCAACCCTGACTTTTATTTAATGTTTCGTGAGTGGACGTTCTGGCCGGAAACGTGCTTAGCTATTGGTAACGCAACGATGCCGTTTCGTTTTGCGTGTGTTTTGTGTCAAATAATGCAACGAGCCTGTTTCGTTTCGCTCCTCCCAATTTCTGATCAACCTTAATAATAGGGATTTCGCCATGCAGAGTGAACGCGCGCGCCGAGCGCTGTGGGACCGCGTCTTATTGAGGGGAATGTTGGCTCAAATCAATGAATTAAAGCGTCAATTGATTTTTAGTCCGGAACCGAAACGCAAGGTAATCAATCGAGAGATTGCCTGTCTCGCCAAGTTTTCACGACGCTTTTCGCCAGAGACGCGGCGTCTTGTGGGGACATCCCAGCTATCCCGAGCGCCGACGCTATCAAGTCACGAAGCGCGTCGAAATCAAGCGGCGGCGAGGTGACGGAGCGTGGCCCTTGCCCTTTAATAAACGGCGGCGTGCGCTTCCCATCCTTCACGTATGGCCAATCCCCGCCTGTCGCCTCGCAGATAAGCTCCATGCCTTGATAGCTGCCTCGGCCTTTGTTTAAAGCTTGGCTTATGTAACTGTCGCTCAACGGCTTTCCGGCCTTCGGCCCGCTCTTCCATCTAGCTTTAACCGAGGCGGCCTTTTTACTGTCGACGCCTACCCTATCCATTTCTTCTCGAAAGCGAGCGCGCTGCGCGTCAGATATTGGCATGGGCAAAATCCCAAATTTCTAAAATAAAAAATTACAGGGCAAATGTTGCCGATCTCTTACGAGACAAAATGTCGCGCCCACTTACAGGACAAATGCCCTGCGGTCCATAGGTACAATTACCTAACGTGGGCGGGAGCGGTAAAGACTTTGTGTTGCCGCATAGCACAAATGCCATCGCTGCACATACCGGATTGGTGACGTTTTGCGTTGACAAAGAGGGCAATTGCCTTTTATATTAGGCTTATCATGATACCGACAGCAGCTGACTTCCTTAAACAAATCGACGAATTCTTGCGCGAAACGGCGCCATTAGAAGAGCGCGCCTTAGCCATCCTCAAAAAGAAACGGGCGCGGACGCTACGCGAAGCTCGCATCCGGGCCGCGCACTTGATCGATACCGAGTTCGGCACGTTTGCCGTCGAGAATTCGAAATTCCTCCCGCGTCTCCGTTTAGGCGTCAAGAAGGGCACCGGCGGGATAAAGCTCGATGTTGCAAGGCAGATTGACGCGTACATGAAAACCGCGCGCTCGCGCCGAGCCAAGGCGGCGGAGTAGGCGCGGCAACATCGCCGGATGGTACATCTTCAATAGAATCCAAAGATCCCGCGAGGAGGGTACTTTACCTGCAGCCGCACCGTCAACGGGCAAGCGTGCAAGGCGCTACAAGATCGAGTTCGGGTTCCTTCCTTTCGGCAGCCGCTAGGCTGGGTTCATAATGCCCGTGAAACTCGATAAGGCGGTTACTTTAGGAGGCACACTATGACTGATGCCCAATTCCAGGAACTGCTTGAACATGTAGACGCTTCTGCATTCCGTATTAACCCAACATGGCAATCCATTCTTTTCGGTGGCAGCATGATGTTGGCCGTTCTCGCGATTGTTCTGCTCTTGGCGTGGCTAGAAATGCTTTGGAATGAAAGATCGAGAAAATGAACGATGCCCAATTCCACGAGTTGATAGAACATGTCGATAGTTTAGGGCATTGGTTCTTCCTTGGCGCAGCCGCCATATCTGCCGCGATAGTTTGGGCGGCGGTATGGGTAGGGATCGAACTACACACTATCCGTCAATTCCTACATCTGCGCAAATAAAATGAGCACGCCCCTTACCAAGTCCGAGTGCAATCTTCTCGTTAACGGTGAGTTAACGAACCAGCAGCTTGCCATTCGCTTCAATTGCAACCTTAGTACCGTTAAGCGCGTCAAGCGGCGCATCCGCGCCGGCGACCCGGTTGTCTATCTATTCCAACCGCCACCACCAAGGCGGCCACCACAGCGCCGGCATTTTAGAAACGCCGATAATGCTGGGCCGAAAGAGTTGCGAGAAAACTCGCTTGGCTCTTTTGATTTAGTGGCTGCATGTGACAGGCACCTAGAGGATCTGAGGGCGGAGTATGGGCAGCGGCAAACCATATTTGCGCCGACACGTAAATTATGAGAGCCACCCTCCCCTTCCTTATGCTTGCCCAAGGCCGCAAACCGCGTTTACGCAAGGCGGCGGCGTCGAGGCCTAAAGAGATTGTACTGCAGTACGATGTTGCGAAAGTGCTTCGCGAGCATTGTTTGCCTGATTGGCAATGGACCCATATCGCAAGCGGCGAGTTAAGGGACGTCCGGACGGCAACGAAGTTGAAGAGAATGGGTGTGCGCCGTGGTTGGCCTGACTTTGTGCTAGTGCCGCCAACCGGACAGATGCATTGCCTCGAACTAAAACGAGAAGGCGAGCAGCTCACCGATGATCAACAAGCCTTCCAGCTTTGGTGTATCCGGAACAATGTGCCGCATTCGGTTTGCCGGACAATGAAGGAAGTGCTGTACTTATTTGAAAACTGGAATTGTGTACGCATCAGGCTAACCGGGAGCTAGTATGACGAAAAAAGGGAAGAAGAATCGCTGGCAGACATTCGACAATCCGCCGCCTATTGGCGTGTGGGTTGACGTGTATGTTGAGGATTCAAATAAAAGTTGGCGCATTGATTTAGGCGAATGGACTGGCGATACATTAGGTTCGATTAATAATCCTTGGAATGAATTAGAAAGCATGCCCTTGCTTTGGCGCCCGCGCCATCCGCAACCGCTTGAGCCTTTGATAGAAAGAGCAAAGCAATTGCCGGTTGTAGCCATTGAGCCGGACGAGTGGGTATCTGAAAGATCTATGTTATACGAGGATGCGGCGGAATGAGCATCGATGCTGAACTCAAGGCGCACTATCTTGCTGTTCATGAGCGGTTGTGGATGTTGCCACCGTCTGAGCCAGAGCCGATGCCGAGCGTCGAACTGCCAGATATTGAGCCAGAGACGGCGCCTACTGCTGTTGAAGAAATAGCAGCCAGGTGGCGAGAGATTAACGACCGCCTGTTTGGTGGCCGCGCTACGCCGAAGTCAGTTATTCATGTAACGGCCGCGTACTATGGGCTATCTGTGGATGAGATTAAAGTCCGAACGAAGCTAGCGCGTATCGTGAAGCCTCGACAGGTTGCGTTGTACATTATGCGCACGTTTTGCCGTCAAGTTCGGTATCAAGGACATGAGATGGCGCTTGTCCCGTTTTCCTTTATAAGGATCGCCGGCTATTTTGGCTTAGATCACGCCACTGTTATTCATTCTGTCAAGCGCGTTAAGGACAGGATGCAGAAAGACGAAAAGTGCGCGGCGGCTGTCGCCGATATCGTCGCTTTGTTGGGCCGGTGATGTGTAATGGCGCGCATCAGAAGCATCAAACCGGAATTTCCTCAATCCGAAACTATTGGGAAATTGTCGCGCGATGCGCGGCTCTTATTCATTGAATTATGGACGATTGCGGACGATTCGGGACGTTCTCGCGCGGCCTCGCGAATGCTCGCGAGCCTTCTCTTTCCATACGACGATGATGCGCGAGAGCTTCTCGACGGCTGGATGGATGAATTGGTTGCTAACGGTTGTGTTGAGAAATATACGATTGACGGTGATTCATATTTGCAAATATGTAACTGGTTGAAACATCAAAAGATTGACCATCCGGGGATTTCCAAAATACCAGGCCCTCGCGAATCCTCGCGAAAGACTCGCGAAGCCTCGCGAAGCCTCGCGCCTGATCTAGGATCTAGGAAAGAGTCTCTACACCTAGATCTAGATCCTACCTTAACGATAAAGAATCGTACCTCTATTGAGAGTTGTCCAAGCCAAGCTCGGACTTCGCCGGTAAGCAGATGCTTTGATGAATTTTGGGAAATGTGGCCGAACAAAGTTGGGAAGCCGGCGGCGCGGAAATCATTCGAGCGAATAGCCAAACAACCAGATTTCGATCAGCAAGCCATTCTTTTGGGTATTGAGCGCTACAGGTGCGACAAGCCTCCAGACCGTCCTTGGCTGAACCCGGCAACATTCCTGAACCAAGAGCGATGGTTGGATCAACCGGCGCGCGCAAGCCCGAATGGGCATGGGCGAAGCAATGGATCTGGCGGCGCGACGAAAGCATTTTTAGAGGGCGATGATGACACAACAGGACGCGAAGAAGGCCCTGGCAAAACTATTCCTTTGCTACCCACAGAGTGGCGACGAGAGTGAGCGCAAGGGAAAATTGATGGCGTATTGGGAGGTTCTCGAGAAGCGGGAACCGCGATTTGTGATCGAGGCCTGCGAGTATGCGGCCAAGGGCAAAATTGGCGATGGGCGGTTTTTGCCCACGGCGGCCGAGTTGTTTCAAGCTGCGGAAGCTTTTGCCGCGCGCGAGGCGCAGCGAAGACGGCCACGTGAGTTGACAAGCATGCCGTCGCAGAACGATGCCATAACGAGGCAGCGTATTATCGACGGCTTCCAAAAAGTGGTGGCGGATTTGCGCTCTGGTGTGCCGATCGATCCGGATAGGGCCACACGGGAAGTTTTCCGCAAGAGGTGAATGTGATGGATCAAATTAAGCGCATGTCCGTAGTGATGTTGGAGTTGTGTCAAAAGAGCGCGATTGGATGGATACATGTTGCTTATGTATGGGTCGATGTTGATTACAAGGACAAGATGTACATTGATGAAATCATCAATGAGCTAAATCAATCTGTGAAGGATGGATTTAATTGGGATAGGCCGCCAGTATGAAAATTAGATTTCACGTGTTGGCTAGATGCCGAGATGGATTGTCGCCGCCGGAAGGTGTGCGAGCGGTTGCGCGCTTCGAGGCCGATGTCGAATGGCAACCGCTCGACAAAGACGATAAGCCATTGCCAGGCGTGCCGTATGAGATCCTGGAAATTTGCATGGCCGATAATGAAAAGATTTTCCGGCAAGCATGGCTTGTCGAGGGCGTGCGCCGCGTGGAAACCGAGACGGCGAGGCTGGATAGTTAGGTCAGCAATGCTGACATAACTGCCCTTTATACGCGAGAACACTAGGAAAATGGGATAGAACGTCGGTAAAATGATAGAAAATCATCCATTTTGCGATTATTGTGGCGTACAACGCACGGCAATCGGGTATTGCATCGATTGGAGCGATCCGTCGAAGCCGCCAATCTCCACGAAGCCGAGGAAAATATGTTTGGAATGCTTGTCGAGTGGCGTGGAGTTTGTCGAGGACGATGGGCCGCATGAAGCTATATCGCGGCAAGATTGCTTATGACGAGCAACCCATTGAGACTTCTGCGAGCGGATCGAAGAATGGGAACTGGAGTACACGCGAAAGGTACAACGCGTATATGCGCCGATATATGCGTGACTACATGAGGAAAAAGCGGATGCGCGAGGCGGCGGAATGAACTGGTTGCAAGTTACGATAATCGCAGTTCTAGCTTTGTTCGTGGGGGCTGCAATTGCCCTTTGGTTAGTCGCGAATGCTGGCGAATGAGCAGATGAACCGCCTCGGCCGCAAGCGAAAGTTCGGCCCGCGTGAGCCCAACGGGCGTTTGAAGCGCTTGCTTGCCGCCGATCGAGACAAATATGTTGGGATAGCCGAAATGATTACAGTGTTATCGCAACCGCATCGGCGTGGTGACAACCTTCAAGAGTGCGAATCCCCGCTTGGGCGAATGTGTCTTCGGCACAAGCTAAGGCGAGAGATTTACGACAGCGGGATCGAGTATGGCGGATTGGTGCGCCAATTCTATGCGGCTAAGGGCATTCCGCAACCAACATCGGATGGCGGTTCTGGCTCTGGGGCTGGGGTAAGCGAGGAGAAGGCGATCAAGCTCAAGGAGGAACTCGAGCGCCTCGAGAAACCTCTCAAGCGCCAAAGCATTTACGGATTTAGCGCGTTGCGCATGCTCACGGTGCACGAGGCTGAGATCGATCCATTGCTCGAGCCGCACGCGATCGAGATTTTGTTTTCGCTTGCGCAACTGTTGAAGAAATTGGGGCGGAGATGATGCTCGATTGGGTGGTTAACATCGGCGGCATCATCCTCGACTTAGCGGCCATCCTTGTTGGCGCGGCAGTCATTTGCGTCGGAGTAGCTGTCGTGTTGGATTTGGCGATGTGGATAGGTCGGCGATGACAAGAACAACTCTCGATGAATTTATTAACGCCCCCGTCCCAAAGGGGACAACGGTAGACCTATCTCGCGATGGCGCGTGGATATGCTTCAATGAAAAATCAATAACGCTGGACGGGGAATTCACTCCGCACGAATTGATGAGAATTATTGCTGGCTTTTATGGTGAGAGGCCTAAGGAATGACCAGGGAAATTTCATATAGGCGCCATCAGGAAAGCCGCCATATGTGGCGGCGGCTGAAGGAAGATCGTAATCAGCATTACGAGGATTTGTCGTGCCCGTGCTGGACCGATCCCAAGGCCATGGCGAGGTTTAAGGAACAGCCGCAAACGTGCAGTTGCTACGTGTGCTGCAACATCCGGAACAAGCGCTCAGGCGATCGCCAAAAGCTCACCATGCCAGAGCGCAAAAACCTTGAGAGCTTCCGCGAGCAGATAACGTGCACCTAGAATTCGTCATTGGCTTTTTGGTTGGTGCCGGCTGTGGCATTCTGATGGGGTTGGCTTTTGCCGCCATGTGCTTCGGCGTAATAGCCAAGGTTGTGATTATGGCGGCAACCTACAAGCAAGAGCTATTCCCGTGGCGGCAACGCCCGGTAATTGTGAAATCTGATGACGTTGGGCAAAAGCCTATCGATACCGCTTGACATGGGCCTTTGCCTATGCTTTGTGTCAGAAACGCACCGTGCCTCTTTGCGCTTGATGCGCTGGCCGTTCCGTGATTTCCTCCCAAGCCAAACTTATGGCTCGCGATCTCACACGCGGGCCTTTTTTTGACCTCCCGGTGGGCAAAAGCCCTTAGAAAGCCCATCCAATTTGAAATTCATTGCTCAGCCTTGGAGCCTTACGCCTGCTGAGATGTCGGAGGCCGACGAGATCGGTAATTTGAGGCAAGCCGAATCAGAGCGCCTTCATAGCGAGGATAAATACGGCGCGACGGGCGGCGAGTTTTTGCATCGGACAGGCGCGCGCGGCGAATGCTGTTTTGCCAAAGCGACAGGGTTGCAATGGCGGAAATCAGTTAATCGGCCTAATGATCCGGACGTCGGTGACTTTGAGGTTAGAACTAGGACGCAACACGAATATCAGTTGATTGTACGAAAAGATTCGAAAGATCGTCCCTACTCTCTCGTAACCGGCACAGGCCCTATGTTCATCGTATGGGGCTGGATAATGGCGCAAGACGCGCGCCGAGCGGAATGGTTGCATTCTCACGGCGAACGCGAGGGCGCCTATTTTGTACCGCACAGTGCGTTGCGTTCGATAAACGAAATCAAGCTGCCGCATCCACCTGGCCATTGGAGCGATGATTGGCTAGTTGATCCGGTAGCAAAATGGAATGCGATTGCTTATCCGGAACATATTATCGCAACCGATAAGGCTGCGTAGTGCAACGCTTCCAAGATATCATGTATTTGGTTACGGCAATCTGCTTTTTGGTTGCCGCCCTCGCGCCATTTGTTGGGAAATAATCCATGCGTTCATACGCCCTCGCCCTGATCCTTGCTGCCGCGTTTGCCTTCCCGCTGTCGGCATTCTCACAGGAATTTGAGATTGGCCCTAATGGGCTCAGAGTTGAGCCATTACAGCATGAACACCACAGGGATCATGCCGAGGGTAGGTGTCGGGAATTGCGCGCGGCTTGCGCCCATAAGCATGAGCTAGGCGAAGAGGGCCAGGGCAATTGCGAGCTGTATCGCCGCGAGTGCGGGGATTAATTTATATCTGGGGTTGTAGTGTGAGCAGCACGGCGCGGGAGCCCGCGTAGGACCGGCGTAGCTAACCGGCAACCCCGCCAAACTGGATGTCAATGAGCGATATCGTGTGGATGTGGCTTTTCGTTGCGCTCTAGCGCCGAATCGCTCCATAAGTTGTTATCAATGCTACGACATTCCATAATTCGACAGCGTAATTTCGGTTTTGCGAATCGTACCCCGGCCGTCGGGCATTAAGACCTAGCTTGCTAGGCGCCCAGGCACCCGTTGCAGTGGATGCCTGGGTTTTAAGCCGAGCGTCGCGGGCACTGTTATCCGCGCATCAGCTGCTCCATTTCTGGCGCTCGTGCATGGGCACCATGATGCCCATGGGCTTGCGTCATTAGGCTGCAAGGCTGATATCAGTCTTCGCGTCAAGACGGATCTCGATCTGCTCCAATTTAGCCATGATCGCGTCTGCGACACTGGACATCATCAGCCCACTATCGGTGCCCTCCTCGGTTTCATCGAGAATGAACTTTAGCGCTTTCAGCAGATGCTGAGCATCAAAAAGGTCATGATAAATCTTCTCTCGCATGTCGCTCATGTTCTTCTCCTCAATCCGTTTGCCTTACAGCAAAGCTATCGCCCTGAATTTCGATTAGGGTCTTGCCGTGCTTAATAGTGGCCGCGAAGCCCTCCTTTGAGCTGACAGCCTGAAATCCCCGTCCCCCATTGGCTTGGGCGTGTACGGCCTCCGCAGCCGCCTCTAAACGGGCAATGGCGCGCTCGCTGAGAAGCGTGTCCCTCAGCGCGCCGTTCATGACGGATTGTTGCTTTGGGGTTAGGTGTACGGCTGGTACGTTAGTTTTGGTTGTCATGATTTCCTCTTATGGTTAAGGTGAAGCGACAAAGATTCCGCCGCCTTGTATCCGCAAGGGAGATTGCCCGCCGGATTTTGAAACTCTGGCGCTTCGCTCTGCCGCCCACAAGCGGCAGGCCGAAACGTCACTCAGTCCAAGAATATTCCCCGGTTGAGCCAGTGAAGGCATTTGCAATCGGGAGCGCCTTCTTCTCTCCGAACCTGTCGGCTGCATATGTCCATGCAGAGGCGACAACCTTAGCGACACCACGCGGGACTGGCCTATATGGCTTCCCCGCTTGGTTACGAAATCCATTCTTGTTGAGCCATTTGGCAAGGTCCAAGAATGTCTCTGTTTGGTTTTTGGAGTCGAGCATGATTGCCCGATCCCAAATGGCTTCGTACTTTTGTTCGCGTGTTTTCATTTCCTTGTTAATCTCCTAGTTTCGTTGAGTTACGGATCGGCGCGCTGCGGCTAGCGGTGCTAATGCGTTGTCCGCGTGGCGCGTCGGTCCGGCCTTTGTTGTGAAGCGTCGCGGGCAAACTATCCGCGCAATCTCCCAGTCTTGGGCGGCTCCGTTTCTGGCGCTTCGCTTTGCCGGGCGAGGCTAAGAACCCGGCAAGCCGAAACGTCAACTCAGTAAATGCCTGTCGTGTTACGGGCAGTTAGACCTCTGTAGGTAAGAGATCTGATGTGATCCGCATCGAACACGCCGCGCGTACCATCAGCGAACTCGACTAGATGTTTTATCGGCGAGGTTTGCACGGCTCGTTGATCAACTTCAACGATCTTTGCCTTGCGCCACGCGCCAAACATTTCGGATAACGGCGCTACTTCCACCTCTTGGCCTTCATGAAATTGGGTCATTGCCTCCCCCATTTTGAGAATTCGATAGCAGCGGCACAAAGCGCATCGGCTGCCTCTTTTTGAGCCGTCCATAAAGTTATACGCTTGCCGGAATCTTTCTCGACGAAATCTCCCGCGCCGCGCTGTTCGCGGATTTCAGTTAGTTGTGCATATCGCTCTGCCGCGTGCACAAGCGGTTCGAGGGTTTCAAGAAAAGTCATCTCCGTTTCTCCAATTGTCGACGGGGCTGAGTGTTTGGGGCGGCAACCGCCCTCGTTGACTCTGCTTCCCCGCCTTCATGCTAACCTAAGGCATTTGCCCTCGATAGTCAAGTACTAATTCCGGTTTACTCAAAGGATCTACACAATGAAGTCCTTAGCCATTGCTTTCACGGCACTTATCGCGCTTACGGTGGGAGCAAATGCCCAGTGCGCTACGGGTTACACGCAGCTGAGTAACGTCTTTGCCTGCCAGCAAAACACCACTGGCGCGCCCGTCGTCACTAGTCCGTCAACCGCTAGCGGCACCGCCGGGATGGCCTTCAGCTACCAGATTACCGCAACCAATTCGCCCACTAGCTACAGTGCTACCGGGCTTCCATCACCCCTTGGGGTCAATACGGGGACCGGTCTCATATCAGGCACTCCCACTGCCCCCTTTAGCGGCAACGTCACGCTAGGCGCGACGAATGGGACGGGCACCGGCAATGAGACGCTGGCCCTGACTATCGCCGCCGCTGGCTCGCCACCGGTTATCAACAGCCCCACCACGGCGTCTGGCACGGTGGGCACTGGATTTACATATCATATTACCGCAACCAATATGCCGACCAGCTATGGCGCAAGCAATCTTCCGGCTCCTCTCGGGATTAACACTTCGACCGGTACTATCTCCGGTACGCCAACGGCAGCTAGTTCGAGCACCGTCGGCCTTAGTGCAACCAATGGGGCGGGGACGGGAACTCAAAACCTGGCGTTGACCATCGCGGCGGCCGGCTCTGGCACAATTTCCTTCGGCGCTGACGGCGGATATAATGCTTCGGCTTCGCAGTCCGTCGTATTGAGCACGCCTGCTGGCGTCGCCAATGGCGATTTAATGTTTATGGTCGTCACTTCGCAGACGGCCTTAACCGATCCTGTCGAGACGCCAAACACCCCGGCAGGGTGGACGGTGGTTGCCCGCCTAGCTAATGCACTTGATCCAGTTTATGGGAACTTCACGACAGCACTCTTTTCTCGTACTGCAAGTTCTGAGCCTGCATCTTACACGGTAACGATGCCTGGTTCCGGTCTGGCCTATGCGGCAATTGACGGGAATATCAGGAATTACAAAACGTCGTCTGGGTCGATTGCGGTTAAGGCAGTATCGAGTAAGGCAAACACGTCAAATGGAACGACATGCGTCGTGCCGGCAATAAGCGAAACATGGCAGTCAGGAGAGTGGGCATTCTATGTCGGGATGAACGATCTCGGCTCTCCAACGGCATTGTCACCGGCAACGCTGTCGCATGTTGTAACAGCCGGAAGCGGGATCGCTGATTTTTATAGATGGGGAGATTACGCGCCTGCGTCAGCTCCCGTAGCGCAAACGTTCACGGCTGGTAATTCTGGCGCCATGACTTGCATTGGCGTGACATTCAGATGAGAGGTATTCTCGCAGCCTTCCTTGTTGCGCTAGCCGGCCCCGCCTTTGCCGAGTGCGCGGCTGGATACACTGCGGTCACAGTGCCGTTGTGCCAATTAAACAGCACGCCGGCGCCGGTGATTACGAGCCCGGCATCAGGAAGCTGCACGGTTAACACCTCGTGCAGTTTCCAGATCACGGCCACGAATACCCCTACGAGCTGGGGCGCATCGCCCCTGCCCGTTGGCATGTCAGTCAACACCAGCACCGGCCTTATTTCCGGCACGCCCACGGTCACCGGCACCACGAATACGACCGAGAGCGCGACGAACGCTGGCGGGACAGGCACGGCGTCCCTTGCCTTGACCGTGAATCCAGCTTTGGCATCTGCGTTCTACGTTGCCACTAATGGCAGCGATAGCAATGCTGGGACTCTAGCTGCGCCATTCGCCACGCTTAGCAAAGCCCAAGCGGCCATGCGCGCGAGCGGCACGATCCTAACCACATACATCCGCGCCGGCAGCTACAGCTTCCCAACGCCAGTCCAGAATTGCGACGGCGGCACCGGCATTACCTGTGGGATAGCCCTCACGTCGGCCGATAGTGGCGAGACGTGGTCCTATTATCCTCCGGACGGCTATGACAGCGCCGACCTTACGGGCGGCTCGACGGCCTTCGGCAACGGCCTGCATTTCATCTTCAACTTCGATCACACCACAAATGTGACGATCGACGGCCTGTCGCTGCACGATTTCCAGCACAGCGGCTTCCATTCGACGGGCGGCGATACGAACGTCATCCTCAAAGATTTCATCATCTTTAACGAGTACGCCACGAACTCCAACTTCTCAGCGCCAGGCGGAATATCCTTCTACGGTCCTGTCGGCATGACGATTTCGCATGGCGTTATCCATGATACCAATTCATGGGGCATAAACATAACCAACCCTGGCAGCGGTAGCGTCCTCACCAATCCCCACATCGACCACATGGCGATTTGGAACACCTGCACCGCGCAGGCGGATTGTAGCGGGATCTACCAAGTCGACGCCACCAGGCAAACCGGCACCGGCGCCCAATGGACCAACAATTACATCCGCGACGCAAACACGTTTGCCACCCTCGGTTCGGGCTTCGGCTCGGCCATGTATGCGGATGACTGCGCCACGGACATCCTCGCGACCGGGAATGTTATCACTGGGCGCAATGGTTCGAATACCGCCATGCTCTTCCATGGCGGCCGTAACGTTCGGGTGAACAACAACCTGATCGATCTATCGACTCTCGGACAGAGCATTGTGGCGTTTCAAACCACGACATGCCCCGTTAATTCGAACATGGACGGCAATCAGGTCGAGCACAACATCGTCATCAGCGGCGCCGCCGGTGGCGGCTACAATATTCTGAGTGGGTCTCCGCCTACCGCGCCGACGATCACGGCGAATTTCTATCACAATTATGGGAGCGGTACGCTTAGCTCAGGCGGCAATTATACCGATGCCAGCCCAACCACGGGAGACCCGAAGTTGACATGCTGGTCGTATGTCATCGATCCGACGTCGCCAGTCTTCAGCGCGCCAGTGAGCTTCACGGACTTCGATCGGACGTGGGGACCGCCTGGCTTCGTAATTCCCCAAACTGGCACGGCGCCATCGAGCCCGCACACATGCTGAAATACTTCATCGCGGTTTTATTCCTCCTCATAGCGCTGGGGTATGTTCATTTCTTCGCGTTCCCTGAGGCGCACGCCGAGTGCTCTAGCGGCTATACGCAGATCACCGTGCCGCTTTGTCAGCCGGTCCCAACATGCTCCTCGTCATCGGCCACCACCAACCAGATGGGGATCATTTTACCCTGCTCACCCAATGTCGTGACGTCTAATCAGATTTCGTCACCAGCCTTGTTGGATCTCGGCATCACCGACGCGAATGCGACGGTATCGGCCAGCCCGCAACAGATCGTTATCAAGGCGCTGGGCTCGCTCAATGTCGAAGTATGGACGCATGGTGCGATGGCCGTGAGGCTTACACAAGGCTCAGGCAGCATGTTCACCGGTCTGCTCGACCTATCCGCCGAGCCAGCAGGCCCGCTCACTGTGGAATTCAATGCCTACGATGTCGTGCCTGGCGGTAGTCCTACAGTCCATTTGCAGGGCAGGTATAAGCTCTTTGTAGCTGGCACACGTCCTGCCATCCCAACCCCTGCGCCAGCGTCAGGAATGACCCTCGCCTTCAGCGATCATTTCACGACGCTCAACTCAACACCATGCAAGCCAGGCACCGGTACGTGGCCTAGCTGCACTGCCCCAACGGCATCTGATGGTTTCAAATGGTATGAAGGGCTCTTCACCGGACAAGACTTCGGCGATTGCGCCAATGAGCACACCGACAGTGTCAATGGGTACAATCCATTTACCATTCTACCACAGGGCGGGTTGCGTATCCGCAACACTTTCGATCCTGCTTATGTCGATCCCTACGGCTTTGGCCGTAAGCAACGGTGTGGGATCCTCGGCACAGGATATCCTGATAAATCAGCCTCTGCGCCTGGCCTAACAGACGGATACTATGACGCCCGTATTCTGATCCCGAACTCCTTCTGTAACGTCCCAGGCGATAATACCTGTTCAGGCGGTACGTGGCCATCCTTCTGGATGCTTGAGTTGAGCGATCAGACTCATGGCGGCATGGAGATGGACATGACCGAAATGTTCGGGAATGACATCCATTATCACCAGGCATTTACGCACGCATATGCGCCAGCGTTCTTTCCAGCTAGCCCCAATGGCGGGTATGCCGGGTATCCTCTTGGGTCGGGCGCGGATCTCACCTGGGATTGGCACACTGTCGGGATGAAGATTTCGAATTCTGGCAGCGCAACCGGCACTGTCTGTGAATATTTCGACGAGGTGCAGCTGAAATGCGATTCATTTCCGCAATACAGCTCCCCTAATTCCGCAGTGAAGCCGCTATGGGCGCCGATGCTGGAGCTTGCATCCGGCGGTGGGTGGGTTTCGCTCCCGCCTCCATCTGGGAAGTACGACCTATTCGTCGATTGGGTCGGTGTGTGGCACTGAATTGCCGATCGCATTTTCGGGTTGGTACCCCTCAGGTATGGGCAAGGCGCCGCAACGCCTGCGTCCAGTAACGGCCTGATTAAGTCGCCATCCGCCTCGTCGGTAAATTTGCGATCGGCAACCTTTTTTAATCACCACTCTGTGACGGTTTGGCGAAATGATGCGCAGAAAAGAAGGACACCTGCTCGTCGATCACCGCGCGAGTCCAGGGATAACCGCTGATGAGCTATTCGCCGTTGGCCTCGATCCAACCATGGCGGTGCCAGAGGGCAAGGTGTTAGAGGCGCCTACACAAACCTGCGCTCATTGCGACGATGTCGTGATTATGAATCCGTACAGGGTTCGAGCCCGTGGCCATTGCCGGAAGTGCGATCGGTTCATCTGCGACAAGCCTTCATGCCACGCTGAATGTACTCCCTTTGTTAAGACGCTTGATCACCTTCAAGAGCAGGCGTTCAGAAAAGAGGCGGGATATAACCCGCTCCCGAACTTAACGTCTGTCTCACCGCTTCTAAAAGGATAAGGGGCTATGACCAAGTATTCGTTTTCCACCAACAGCTTCACGACTGCCGCGACAGCCGACAACGCGGTTCTAACGACCGGTACATATATGGCTCTTGGTGGCGGCTCTGCCACTCAGCGTAACGACATCAGCGAAGTGTACATGGGCGGCCAAGCCACTTCGTCTGCGCCGCAGTATATGGTTTTGTCGCGCGATTCGACCGCTGGCGCCACGCCTACCGCTCTGGCTGCGGGTACGTCATCGAATGGTCCTATGGATCCAGCAGCCGCTGCACTAGCGTTGCCGGCTGTAGGATATATTGCGGCAACGACGCAGCCAACCAGGTCTAACGTCGTGACGCTTGGCAGGTTGAATCTTACCTTCAATGCGTTTGGTGGCATCGTGCGCTGGACGGCAATGGATCCAGGTGAGTACTTCAAACTTGTCGGCGTTACCGGGCCGAATGGAGACGCATCTCTATCAGGGTTCACCGGCAGTACAGCAGGCCTTATCGGTGGACATATCGTTTACGAGACGATCTGACGGATGATGTGGCTAGCGGTGACGGTGATATAACATGGCGTTGCCAACAGTCACCGTCACGCCCGGTTCAGGGCAAACGATCAACACACTTCAAAATAGCGGATCAAATACAAGTGCCAATAGTCACCCCGTAGTTATCGCTTCTGACCAAGCACAAGTTCCTGTGGTTGGCCAGATCATGGATGTGTCCGTCACCCCCACTATTACAGCCAGCTCGTATACCTCCGGCTTTGTATGGGGCGGCATTATTACGATCGCCAATATCCTGAACGCGACGACATTCGACGGAGAATTGATCAGTCTGACCTTGAAATTTAAGGCCAGCATTCAAACGCTTCAATTCGACGTAGCCATCTTCAAGGCTTCCCCATCAAATGGCACATATGCTGATCATGCCGCTCCAACATGGAATGGCGCCGATATGGCCAATTTGCTTGGAATTTATCCTCTGGCGGTGGCGAATAGCGATTTTGGCACGATGACGATCTATAATCTTGACAATATCGGTAAAGCGATTTCTGGGGCGTCAGGATCGCTTTTTGCGGTCATCATAGGGAAGGCTGCCTCGACCAATACCCCAGGCTCTACCTCAGATATGACGCTTGAAGCAGCAACAATCCTATGAAGCTGCGAAGCCTTCTTCTAATATTGCTAGTCTGCATTCTTGGCGTTGGCGCGCATGCTACGATTATGACTCATCAGTATGGTAGCAAAACAAACAAGTGGCCGATGGATATTCTGGCTTTGGCGAACAAGCCGGCGGTGGTGGCTTATTCGTTGAATCGTGCTCTTAGCCACAGCTACACCGGTAAGTTGTTTCAAGCGGTGCGGGCTAGTGATAGCACGACTCTCGATATTGGCATGATCAACGGCATCGTAGATCACGCGGCTTATGACACGTTCTGCACGTCTACAACCTGCTTTATGTCCAAGCTCTATGACCAAGGGCCTAGCCATCTCGATTTTATTGCCAATACTGGGTTTGGAGCGACAGGAAGCTCTGCGCTTGTTCGCAGGATTGTTCTTACCAATGGCAAAATAGTTTTCAATGCCGAGAAGGAGCTTAACGGCACATTAGATGGACCTCAGCGGCCAGCGGTTGGTTATAGCACTGGGACACGGAATGGCGATCCAAACAATGGCGGAATGCCAGGCACACCAGTCACTGGTGCTAGCGTTCCTGTGACGGAATATTGGACGATTAACGGCACCTTTTCGGTCAACAACTGCTGCTTTGATTTTGGCGAGGGCGAGAGTACTTATTCCGATAACGGCAACGGTCACATGTTCGCCTTGGGTCTGGGGGGAAATCCAAATCCATTGCAGTCGATTGATATCGAGAATGGCGGCCTATTTTTGTCTGGCACCGGCTATGCGGGTGCGACTATCGAAAATGGTATTGCGAAGACAGATGGGGCAACCGTATGGACAGGAAAAACTGGACATGCGCAAACCGGGGCTTTAATAACCTGGAATAACAATGTGGCTTTGCCAGGCGATCATACCCCGCTGCTTCTTGAAGGGGGGATCGCTATGATGCAGGGCGGCGATGGAAGTAATGCTTCTCCAGGCGCCTTTTATGAGGGCTACATCGTAGCGTCGCAAACGGCTGACGCTATCGACAATGCCATCCAAGCAAGCAGTGTTAGCTTCTATGGCCCGCCATGATGCACTTCTGCCTCTATTAGCTGGTTGGGAGCAAGCGCGGCATTCACCACTGATTTCGCGCCGTCAAACAACCCGTTCGTCAACGTGGAATAGCAGGCTAGAAAGAAAATGACAGCTTCACACTGGATCGCTGGCAGTGGCGTAGGCCTAACGTGGACGGCGGCGTTCGGAACGGAATTCACTACCACGGCGCTTCCGATTAATGACGCCATAGCTAGCTCTGTCGTCATCACCAACGGCACGGCACTTGATATGTTCTGCGATTTCTCTGTTCATATTGCGGCGATGACGACAACTGGTGCGCCCTTCTTGGGGGTTTATCTCTACCCGCTTAACCAAGATGGCTCGACATATGGTGATGGCCGGTTCGCCACGGCTGCGGCCGGGCCGCCAGCCTCTAACTATTCGGTCGGTAGTATCGCTTTACCAGTAGTGACCACGACAGCGACAAATGGCTCTCTAACTCAAATTGTCATACCGCCTGGCTCTTTTAAGTTTGTTATTTTCAACGGGACAGGTACTAACTCGACGCCGGCGTCAGGCAATACATCTAGCTATCGCACCTACAACATAAGCATGACATAGCGCGCATATGCCTATCAAGCTGTTGCGACAACGCCTGAAACAGGTTCCGCGTCCGGCGAGTCTTTCGATTAACCGGACTCACCCGCTGGCGGATGGACTGATTGGTGCATATCTTCCTGGGATATCCTGGGTGGATTATACCGGCATCAATAAGCCTTTTCTCTATGTAGATGTTCAAAATGCTGGTGCCGCCTGCACAGGGATACCGGCTGTCACTCAGGAAGGGCCGGTAATTGGTACTGCGGTTAACACCGGGTATGGCTTATGCACGGCGGCTGGCGCGCTCTCACCGCGCATCGTGGCGTGGACCCCACAAATATCGTTCTATATACGTTATCGCCAGATAGGCGTCTCGACTGCCAGCGCCAACGGCATGATGTTCGTGCGTGACGCCGCGAACACTGCTAGCCCCATCGGCTTCGGGCCGCTCACGTCTTCAGCTAACAGCAACCTACATTGCCTTTATTATGGTGCGTTCTCCACTGTCGGTCCTGGCGCAGCAGTAAGCAATGGAATTCATGGTGTTTTGGCCTCCCTTAAGATTAATCCACTGACCAGCAATGTCTGGGTGGATGCTGCATCATATCTGACGTCGACGGGGGTTTCTGCTGGTGCCGGTACGCAATCAACCGCCGCATTAGAGATCCAGGCCATGCCAGACACGGCGATGATGGCGATCTATTTTTGGGATCATGCGCTTACCCAACAAGACGCTGTGCTTCTGGAGTCTGATCCGTACGGCATCTTCGCATCACCTGCGTTCGATCTGCAGACGTTTCTTCCACCGGCTGCTGTGGACCCATTCGTAAACGCATGGCTGTAGGGATAAGCCGAGAGGTCCGGCTTCATGGCGCGATACGGCACATCTCTTAACAGACCGCCGAAGTTTGATGGCCATAATTATCTCGATCCTGCGGATCTCCCGCTAAACAAAAGCTTATATCCTCCGGCCGCTGCTGCGAAACCGTTTTTTGGTCTAACCCCCATAATTCCGTTTCAGAGTTTAAGCTACCAGGATAGAAATAGCTGGAGCGACAACGGCCTTTTGCCGACTCTACCCACAACCGCGATGGAACTCGCGGATGCGATCGGCGTAATTCAATACCTTGGCGCCACGCTGGCGCCATTTTCTAATCCGTTTATTCCGGCGCCATTCAATGCGTTCACGTATCGTGATAGCTTCTTTGACGGTAGCGCGTTCCTGCCGAAGCTAATTCAGGGGAAAGTGCAGTCGCAACTCGGGGCGCCGTTTAACAGTATGAGTTACCGTGACAGTGCCGATTACAACAATGCGATCCTATCTCCTCCTCCTGGAATTACGCCGTTTATCAATACGTGGATATTGAAGGTGCTACCATAGCCAGCGGCTAACATACGACGCCTAAGGCGACATACCATTAGGGTCGCCATGGCGGTAGTCATTTATCTGACGTCGGGCTCGCTCGCGACATTCAATGTTCCGACCGATTTCAATATTTTAAACAATAGCGTTGAGACGGTCGGTGCTGGAGGCGGCGGGGCTAGCGGTGTTGTAGGCACCAATACCACAGGTGCTGGCGGCGGTGGTGGCGCATATTCCAAGATCGCCAATGTCAACCTAACGCCTGGTGGCACGGCCACTTATACGGTCGGCGTCGGCGGCGCTATCGGCACCACTGGCGGCGACACTTGGTTTAACGGCACGACTCTCGGCGGCTCGAGCTGCGGCGCGAAAGCGGGCGGCGGCGCTACTGGGGCGACATTCGGCCCAGGCGGCCTTGCATCCGGCTCGATCGGCACGGCCGTCAATGGCGGTAACGGCGGCGCGGAAGCTAACACTGTTAACGGCGCATCGGCAGGTGGTGGTGCTGGCGGCCCCGGCGGCGCTGGGAAGGCTGGCGGCAGTTCAGGGGCGAGTACAGGCTTCAGCCAGAATGGCGGCGGCGGCGGCGGCGGTAATGGCGGCGGCTCTACAGGCGGCACGCCGCTTGTAGATCAGTTCACTGGGGCTCCAGGTGGCGCGGCGGTTGACTCGACGGCGGGCGGCTCAGGAGGCGGTGCCGGTGTAAATGGCGGCACAGGATCGAATGGATCTGGTGGCGGTGGTGGTGGCTCGACCAATGGCGCAGCGGTCGCTGGCAACGGCGGTGCGGGTGGCAATGGCCTAGACGTCGGAGACGGCACCAAAGGCTCTGGTGGAGGCGGTGGCGGCGGTGGCGGGCGCAATAGCCCAGACACTAGCGCTGCTGGTAATGGCGGAGCTGGCGGCCTTTATGGCGGTGGCGGCGGTGGCGGTGGTTGGTCATCATCGACAGCAGGCACCGGTGGCGTCGGCGGCGCAGGCCTTATCGTTATCACGTATGTGCCAGCCGGTGGCGGGACGGCCGTAGAAAGCGCCGATTTAAACGTCGCTGGCTACACTGGCGGCGCTGGCTATCGCGACTATTTCATACCGCCGGTAAATCTAAGCCTTTATAGCACACCGCCGGCTGCGACGCCGTTTTTCAATCCGGCGACGGCGGCACAGTTTAGTTCGCAGAAATACGCCGATCCGAGCAATTTCGGCGAAAACGCGTTTCTGCCGAGCGTCATACAAACGCCGGTCGAGACATTCCTCAATTTCATTGAGAATGTTTCCAAGTTCGACGCCAAGACGTATCTCGACACGCTTGGTTATGAGACATTCAACGCATTTCTTCCGTCCATCATTCAGGGAGAGATTCAGTCCCTTACCGGCGGACCATTCAACGGGCTTAACTACCGCGACAGTTTCTTTGATGGGAGCGCGTTTCTTCCTCGGGTACTGCAATTCCCGATTCTGCCGTTGCTCGGCGCGCCGTTCAACAGCCTGAGCTATCGCGACCCAGCTAATTTCGATCCAAGTCCCAATGCGTTCCTGCCGCAGACGATCCAGAACCCAGCGCAATCGTTGCTGGGAGTTCCGTTCAACAGCCTTAGCTATCGAGATTCTTCGACTTGGACTAGGAATCCAAGCCTCTTCCCGGCTCCAGTAGGTTCGCCATTCTTCAGCCCGCTGCCGCCTCTTCCGTTTAGCGGCCTGAACTATCGTGATCCGGCTAATTTTGATCCGAGCCCGAACGCATTTCTGCCGAGCATTATTCAAGGAGAGATTCAATCTCAACTTGGCGCGCCGTTCAATGGGCTGAACTACCGAGATAGCCTGTTTGACGCTAATGCGTTCTTGCCGGCCACAATTCAGAATCCGGTACAGTCCTTATTAGGAGTTTCGTTCAACGGCCTAAATTATCGGGATTATTCGCTCGGTGGCGAGAACCCGAGTCTATTCCCGGTAGCAACTGTCTCGCCGTTCTTCAATCCGATTGCGTCCGTTCCGTTCAATAACGTCAGCTATCGCGACCCGCTAGGCTATCAGACCTTCAACGCGTTTTTGCCGCGTGGGTTTGAGCTAGGGTATACTACTACCTCAATAGGTTCCCTTTACAACCTGGTCGGGGTTACGGTAGCGAACGGCCCGTATATCGTGCCGAATTCTGGGACAATCGAGTCTATATCGGTTAATTGTTCAACCGGCCGCAATTCAACCCTATCCCTGGCTGTTTATTCCGACGTAGCCGGTAAGCCGGGCAGTCTTCTAGCGCAGGCAACAGGAGGCCCTAGCCACGACGCCTGGAATACAATCAACACGACCGCGAATCCGTTGTTTGTCGCGGGGCAGGTTGTTTGGCTTGCGTACCTCAGCGTAGTTAATTCGGATACTGTTCGGGCTGATCCAAGCTCAGAAACTGTCTACAATGACGCGGGAGGCGATCTCGCGCTCCCAAATCCGTATCTATCGCCGACGTTTGTTGCAAACGAATCCAGAAGTCTTTACGCTACATTCTTACCGTCGATTGGCGAGCCAGTTGGCGCGTTAATTGGACCGCCACCGCCGCCCATACCATTCAATACCTTAAGCTACAGAGATTCGTCCGCCACCTCTGTAAACGATAATTTATATCAGGCTGTTGTCTTCTCGCCGTTCTTTGGGCAAGCTCTTCCGGCAGTCTTCAGCACGCAGAGCTACCGTGATAGGGGTTTCGACTCCAACGCATTCCTTCCGTTTACAATCCAAGGAAAGGTTCAGGCTTATCTAGGGGCGCCGTTTAACGCGCTAGGATACCGTGATCTAGCTAACTTCGGCGACAACGCATTCCTTCCGAATATCATTCAGACGCCAACATCGACGTTCCTGAATTTCGTCGAGAACGCCGCCCCGTTTAACTCGGCTACGTATCGGGACACATACGTCTATCCGAGGAACACCGAACTCTATCCGCCACCAACAACGTTCCCGTTGGTCCAGTCGCTGCTTGGCGCACCGTTTAACGCACTCGCATTTCGCGATCCGACCAACGTCGGCGATAATGCGTTTCTTCCATCCATAATTCAAACGCCGGCCTCGACGTTCTTAAATCTCATTGAGAATGTCGTACTGTTCAATGCCAAAGCGTACCGCGACAGCTACGTCTATCCGCTCAACCAGGGTCTATTCCCTGCGCCAGCGGTGGTTCAGACGCCGTTCTTCAATCCATTCCCGGTTGTCAAGTTCGACGTCAAGGGCTATTTCGATACTGCCGCCGGTCTAAAGAATGCGTTCCTCCCTGGCGTAATCCAGGGCAAGGTTCAGTCCCAACTCGGTGTTCCGTTCAGCGACGGGAAATATCGGGATACCTCTGAATATCCGCCGCACCCGTTCCTGCCACGGCTTATTCAGCCGCCGGTTCAGCGGGCGCTCGGCGTTCCGTTCGCCGATAAAAGCTATCGCGACACAACAAAATACCCGGCAAGCTCATTCCTACCGACGGTAATCCAAGGGAAGGTTCAATCTCTACTCGGAGCGCCGTTCGCCGATAGCCGCTATCGGGACAGGTTCATTGTTCCGCAGCGCGTTCCGTTTTATCCTATTCCAGTAACCGGCGTTCCATTCTTCAATCCGTTTATAACCGTAAGATTCGATCCGCTATCATATATAGACAACACTGAATGCACCCGCACCGAAACCAACATCATTGTTCTTTGCGCCGATAAAGATGCGGTTATTAGGATTGCTGTGCAGGATGTATTTGGGAATTGGCTGCAGCCGCCCTTCGACATCGGTAGGTTCGAGATCTCGCTAAACGGGGAACCGGTTTTAAAGTGCAGTACTATGCGGACAAACTATTCTGCCAGGCCGCTACCTGCGTTTCACGCCGTTCCGTTTTACAATCCAACGCAGAACGTCAAATTTAACCCCATGATGTATGTCGAACAAATGATTCGGGGCGGACACATATTGCCATGACGAGCCCAAATGCCAGGTTTATCTCGTTTGTGCCAGGGCAATGGTATCTAGAAATCAACATCCGCAAGTCAGATACGAACCACATTCCGGTCGGGTGGTACTCTTATAACTCTACGCTTGGACCGATTCCTCTTGAGTCTGGGCTCTTTCAATTAGCAGATTGCAATGCGCCTGCTCCGCCAAGGCGCCACTACCCAGTCAATCATATTCCGCAAGTACCATTCTTTAATCCTCCTCTGTTTGTCAGGTTTGATCCGCATAGTTACATCGATACTGCTGTCTTTGGGAATATTCTTCCATAGGTTCAAGTTTGGGGGGATGGGGCATGTTCTCTGGAAAACCAACTGGGTGTCGATGGGTATTAATTCTAGCAACTGTTGTTTTGACATGTTTGTCATTTCAGGAAGCTTTTGCTGGATGCCATATTATGGATGTCTCCAGGACAGCCATAATTAAAGAGATGGGCGGTAGACAAACTAGGCAACTTCTAAAGGTTTACCATACCGAAGGCTTCCACTGCTACATTGGCAATCATGGATCATCGTTCGGGCCATTTCAATTGCATTATGGGGGCCGTCATAATACCAGAGGTAATCGGGACGCTGGAATGGGAGAGGTCTTTACTAGACAGACCGGACTGAACGCTAGGAATCCAAGTACCGTCCCTGCGCAGATTCGGTTCATGAAGCGCTGGGGTGCTTCACATGGAGGATTCTCTAGCACTATCTGGCATGGTCTTCGCGGAGGCCGTGGCCGCCATGTTCATCATTGGCACCATTGGCACCATTGGCACCATCGCCATCGTTGGACCCATCGTGCTTAGGCCGACGACGATGGATGCATTCCTGAACATCATCGCAGATGTCTTTGATTGGGTCAGCTATCATTTTCATATTATCTTTTCAGTTATGTGCGGGCTTATTGTAGCGGCGTGGGTCAACGTAAAATAGAGAGATCGAAGATGGCCTTCTATCCTGGTCAGTTGGTGGTGTGTGTCAATGCCGGTCACGTTCCGGAAGCGACAAATAACTTCCCAGGAATACTTCAGAAGAATCATATCTACACCGTTCGCGACGTTGTTGAGAATCCAAAATTTGGGTTCGATGGATATGGCTTGTTTTTAGAAAGTGTGAAGTTGCCGAAGTGTGACGCGACAGGGATTGAAGAGGCCTGGCATCCATCACGATTTAACCCGTGCGTTCATACAAACATTAGAGTTTTCACTAGTTTGCTTGAGACGGTGCCCGCTGGACAGGATCTTGAGTTCGCGGCCGCAGCAGATTTCAACAAATACAGAGTGAAGGCCAGCTGGTGATACGTGCCCCACGTCCGAGTGACATGATTTGGTTTGTTTTACTGGCATTTGCGATCATGGCTATACGAATGATTTTTGCCTCAGATCCTCCGGTTCTGTGCCCCGAGGGGACGGCTTGTTATGACGCAGGAACCGTGACCGTCGATCAATAACTCGTAAGAAAAGAAGGCCGAAATGCGCCACGCCACGCTTCACATTGTGACGGCGGTGTCTAACCCTATACGTTGGAAATCGCGCATTGCGCTAGTGCGCGCCGCTATAGCTTCCTGGTTGAGCGAGCCCCAAGTTGATATCACGATAGTTGAATGCGCCTATGGCGCTGGAGACTATGAACTAGACGATATGGGGGCACACGAGCGCGTGACGCATGTGCCAGTGCGCGCTACGACAATGGCGTGGTCGAAAGAGAATCTCTTAAATATTGGAATGTCGCGCCTCCCGCATACCGCAAATTACGTGGCTTTCTTCGATGCCGATATAATTTTCCGGAAAAGCGGCTGGGCTAGCGAAGCGCTGAAGGATCTTCAATTATACCCCGTAGTTCAACCATGGAAGACCTGTTACGATCTCGGGCCGAATGACGAGCATCTCGCGGCGTTTCAATCGTTCGCATACCTCTACCATAAGGGTAGCAGGGTTATCCCTAGGTTTGATCCAAAGACCCTGATTCTAACTAATAGCCCCTATGCCTATCCTCATCCCGGTTATTGCTGGGCCTGGCAGATTGGCGTTATCGGCCGCATCGGCGGATTGTTCGAATTAGGCGCGTGCGGCGCCGGCGATCATCACATGGCGCTCGCTCTGATTGGACGGTGCGGCGCATCTTTACCAAATGGTATTAATGCAGACTATGTGAAGTTCTTGAGAGCATGGGAAGCGCGGGCATTATCTCAGGTCAATAAGAAGCTCGGATACTGTCATCAGACAATTGAACATCCATTCCATGGTCGGAAGTGCGATAGAAAATACAACTTCCGGTGGCGCGTGCTTCTTGAGAACGATTTCAATCCAATAACGGATTTAAAGAAGAATCAGTGGGGCGTGATCGAATGGGCTGGCAACAAGCCCGATCTGGAGCGCCTATGGGACAATTACATGCGCGAGCGCGAGGAGGATTGCAATGTCAATACCTGACGTTGCGACCAAGCTCGAAATTCTTGCGATTTTTGTCGTTTCAATGGCTGCCATATGTGCATGGGGCGATCTGTAACTAGGAGACTAAAATGCGTACTCTCGCGGTTAGCACACTTATCGTCGCGCTTGCGATAGGCCCAGTCTTTGCGGCGGATTTGGCGTCAAAGAAATCTGGGGTGTCTACGGACACCACGACCACGGAAAAATCCACGACAGAAACGACTGAGGTGGACAAAGGCGCGAGCCACGAGACCAAGTCTCCGATTGAGCTTCGTGTCGCTTCTAAGCTAGAGAAGCAAATGAATGAGTTGCAGGCTCAGAAAGATAAGTTGGATGCGAAAATCACCGCTCTGCAGGCCAAGATTGATGCTGAGCATGGCGTTAACGAAGACAAGTGACGGAGACCAAAATGCGTAATTTTATGGTAGCTCTATTCCTAACCGTGGCCATGAGCGCAATGCCGCTTGGCATGACCGCATCAGCCCATGAGGGTGGCGGTGGAGGCCACGAGCACGGCGGAGGCGGTGGTTGGCACGGAGGCCATGAAGGCGGCCACGGTGGTTGGCACGGAGGCCATGAAGGCTGGCATGGCCACGAAGGCGGCCATTGGCACGGCGGCCATGGCGGCTGGCGAGGCGGAGCTTGGTATCCTTCATGCTGGATCAATGGTGTGTGGGTCTGTGATTAAGGCATGACATGTCAATCATCGGCTTCATCATCGTCATTCTTATAATCCTGGTAGTTCTTGGGAGAATCTAAAATGATTATGACGGCATTCACCATCATCGCGGCTCTCGTGATTTGTGGTGTTTTGTGGTGGGCCTTGCAGCAATTGCTAGCCTTAGCGGCTCCGTACATCGGCGAACCATTCATGACGCTAATCCGGATTGTCTTGGTTGTGATCCTGGTGTGCATTCTGCTTTACGCGGCCTACATGATTGTAGTGCTGTTGACCGGCGCGCTTGGCGGTGCATCTAGCGGCACTCTTAAGGTGCCGAAGTTCTGATGGCTAAGGATAAGCCGAAGCGCAAGGCCGAGGTCCGCGTTCCGTTTGGGGACCTCGAGGATATAATCCGCGATCAAATCTATGGTGGCGCCGTCAAGATCGACGGCGAGCCGCTCACGATCTCGATGGTCGGCAACAGCACGGTCATCTGCATACCGATCGAGGACGTCAAAAAGATCGCCGCGAAAATCGCCAAGCACGCGTGGATTGGCCATTGATTATCCCGCTGATCCTCGCTGCCGACATGTGGCTATGTGATTGGCGCCACATTTGTGTTTACGGTCATGATTATGTGGGGATAGGCGACAAGCCGTGGCCGGTGCCGGAACGTTATCCAGGCTGGTGGGGGCATGAGAAGGCAAAACCAAAGCACAAACCGTGCAAATTAGGCGACCAGAATTGGAAGAAAGATTGTAGATAGGGGGGGAGCTAAGTGGCTGATATGGCTCCATCGGGAGGAAGGCAAACCAGGCGTGCCTCAGGATATGGCGTGAAGGGCCGCAGCGACTCTGGCCGCCCAGGCATCGGCGTTGATGCTGGAGGAGCGCCAGTCATTGACCCCACGGAGAACGTTCTTGCGCTTGTCGATGCGCAGGCGCGTTCGCAAAGGGACTTGGACGCGGCTGGGCAAAGATTTAACGCTTCTGAAGTCGGATGGGTAATCAAGCATTTCGAGGCGTTAATGGTTGCCGAGAGGCGGCGCATTGATGATCTTGCTCTGTTGAAAAAGGATTACGACAAGGCGATTTCGGAAACCCAGACTGGGCAAATGAAGACGACCTCGGATTTGGTTTCTACGCAGTTGGATAAGGTCACCACATCTCTCTCTGACACCATCAATAAAACTGCAGATAATATCGCGGCGACGCTGGCCACGATGGATAAGCGCCTCGCCGGAGTCGAGCAGTTCCGCTACGAAACAGGTGGCCGCGCCTCTGTCTCTGATCCAGTTTTGGTGCAGGTGGCAAACGATTTAGCCGCCTTGAAAATAGCAGGTGGCAAGCAGCAAGGCCAAGGGGAGGCTGACTCAAGAAAGATTGTCGAAGCATTCCAAAGGACACAGATCGCGCACAGCGGAACTTCAGTGGCGATCCAGATCGCAGTCGGAATTATCGCGTTGCTTTCGTTGCTCACTTCGGTAGGCGGCGTCTTTTTCATTGCGAGTCGTCCTACGCCCCCTACCCCTGTCTATCAAGCACCGTCGCACTTGTCTTTGCAGTTGCAGCGAATTTGAGCCGTGGAATCTCCCATCGCTAGCTTGGAAGCCGCTCGCAAGAAGATTGAAATCGAGGGGCGATACAAGCAAACGATTGCGGAGTGGGAGCAACGACGTGACTTTGCCATACGCTTGATACGGGTTGATTTCCAAATGAAATGCCACATTGCGAAGTGCCTTCGTGATGCCGAATTAAGAATTCTTGGAGTTGACGATGCGCGATGAACATGCCGACGCGTGCAAATGTGGCAGATGCAGCGGCAAGGTTGTTTATTTTGGTGCATACCACCCGCGCGTATTGATAGCAGCGGTACGTCAATCAAAACGGATGTCGCCAGACATCGATGACGAAAAGAGACTCGCCGATATGTTTTCGCGCATTAACCCGACTTGCTAGCTATGCCAGGATTCCCAAAGAACCAACCTCACGAATTGGAGCCGATACCGGCCACCGTAGAAGAAGATGGTAAGAAGCTAGGCCCTCCATTCTACAAGCCATTAGATGGTGAGCATAGAGCAGTGTGGATTGCTGCGGCCTGTGGAATACCACAAGATGAAATTGCCAAGCATATGAATGATGGCAAGGGGATTGCGAAGCACACCCTACAGAAGCATTTCCGCAAGGAACTCAATGAGGGAATGTGGGAAGCCAATCTTAAGGCTGCCGGCACGCTCCTGGACACCATGCAAAATTGTAAGGATTTAAAGGTTAAACAGAGAGCTAATGAATTCTGGCTTGAACGTCGGATGGGATGGGTGAACGCCCATCAGCCGCAAAACACAGCCCAGGAATTAGTGATCAAAGTGGAAGGCGGGTTTAAAACGACGCCGAAGGAATAATGCTTGTTCTAGAAGCCTCTCTCAAATTGCCAACCGCCCACGAGGGGCAGCAAACAGCGCATGACGCCTTGGAGGATTCTAGATATTCGATCCTCCGGTGCGGGCGCCGATGGGGCAAGACTGAGTTTCTAGGGACGGTTGGCTGCCTTGATGTCTTGGACGGCAAGCTGGTTGGGTATTTCGCCCCAGACTACAAGAGATTGTCGGCATTTTATAAATGGTGCGAGGCGCGGCTAAAGCCTATCATTAAGCAATCCACGCAGATGGGCGGCATAATACGCTGTGTAACTGGCGGTGAGATTGAATTCTGGACGCTCAATGACGAGTACGCGGGCCGTTCGAGGAAATATCACACTGTCCTGATTGACGAGGCCGCGTTCGCCGGCCCCAACATGATGACGATTTGGCGCAACGCCATTAAGCCCACGCTGCTAGATTACGGCGGCCGGACGATCGTCGCCAGCAACACCAATGGGATTGATATCGAGCAATTCTTTTGGAAGATCTGCAATGAGCCAGAGCATGGCTTTAAAGAATATTGGGCGCCAAGCCACGGTAACCCATACCTGCCGGCGGAGGATCTAGAGGTCCTCCAGCGCACAGAGCATCCTCTGGTTTACCAGCAGGAGTATCTGGCGAAGTTCATCGATTGGTCTGGCGTCGCGTTTTTCTCTATCGATCTGATGTTCAAGGATGGGAAGCCACTGCCGCCGCCGGCGAGGTGCGACGGGGTTTTTGCCGTTATCGACACGGCCATCAAGGACGGTAAGGAAAATGATGGCACAGCCGTCTCCTATTGGGCCGTCAATAACCTTGGCGATAATGCTCCGCTTATTTTGCTCGATTGGGACATCATCCAAATCGAAGGAGCTGTACTCGAGACGTGGCTTCCTGGCGTTTATGTTAGGCTCGAGGAATTAGCGCGCGATCATAGGGCTAGGCACGGTTCAACCGGCGCATGGATCGAGGACAAGGGTTCCGGGATAATCCTGCTTCAGCAGGCCAAGAACCGGGGCTGGGCGGCTCATCCGATCGAAAACGAACTGACGATGCTCGGGAAGGATGCGCGAGCCCTGAACGCCTCTGGGGCCTTTACGCAGGGCAAGGTGAAAATCACCGAATACGCATTTAATAAGACGGTCGTGTACAAAGGCGTCAGCCGCAACCATTTCATTACGCAGGTGACCGGTTTTCGCATGGGCGATAAGGATGCCTATAGGCGCGCCGATGACTTGCTCGACACCTTTACCTATGCCATTGCGCTTGCGCTTGGGAACCCAGAGGGGTTCTGATGAGAGTTTACGGACGCGTTACCGATGAACTCGGGCAAAAATCATGGTTCGAGGTTCAGACAGATAGCGGCGGCAACAGCGAATACGTCTTCCTTACGGCGCTCGTCCAGGTCTTAAAGTTGAACCTTGGCGAATCTCCGTTTTACGGAAACTTCGGCATTCCGGCGAAGACGAGCGTGTTGCAGCAGATCGCGCCTGATTTCTATGTCGCGTTTACGCAACAGAAATATTCCGGATATTTCGCCAACCTCGTTATCACAAGGGTGCAGGCGCCAGACAAGGTCACGCCAACCTATAATATCAGCGCCTTGATGACGACGGGGACGAAGTTCCAAGTCAACATCGATGGCGAGAGAGTGCCGTTCCCGAGCGCGCCGTTCCCGGTTAACACAATTCTACCTTCCCTTGGGATAATGCCCGGATGACAACTCAAGCTGTCCATGGCCAGGTTCTTACCGGGAGCGTGGGGTTGTGGGTTAATTTCCCGACTGGCTACAACTTCCAGCTTTTGCGGAACGGAAACATATTCGCCACGGGGCCATGGGATGGCGGCGTGTCTTACACGGTTCAACTGTCGGATGTTGGCACCACCATTTCGCTTGTTGTGATCGCCTCGAATGGCAGCGGATCCGGCCCTCCGGCAAATAGCGCGAGCGTGTTGATTGTATCATGAACGTAAGCACAGTCGAAACCAACAGCTCTTCAGTGGGGAGCAAGCTGAAAGAGATTTTGCTGTGCGATGATATCGAGCCCGGCTCTGAACCCTCATATTCAACCGCCAAGCTGATCTACGAATACCATCCCATCGGCAAGAAGATGGTCGACAAGCCGATTGAGATCGCTCAATCGCAGGCGCGCGTGATCAATGTCCAGAAAGGCCCAGAGGACATTCTCAAGGAGAAATTCGTTGAGGAATGGGAGAAAATAGGGGCCGATAGATATATCGCTATGACGGCGCGTCTTTGCCGTATTTATGGGCTCGCTTCAATTGCGATCAAGGTGAAGGGGCAGAAAGATGACACGCCGCTCGATTTTGAAAAACTGTTTGATGCAGATATTTCGTTTAGCGTTTTCGATCCGCTTAATACCGCCGGCTCTCTAGTTCTAAATTTGGATCCAAATGCCTTTGATTTCCTTAAAACGAAAGGAATCATCGTCCAAGGGCAGACGTACGATGTAACGCGTACGCAAGTCATTATGAACGAGGATCCGCTCTATCTGTCATATACCGTCGCCTCGTTTGGGTTCGTCGGCCGTTCGGTTTATCAGCGCGCGCTATATCCGCTAAAGTCCTTCATCCAGTCTATGATCACGGACGATATGATCACCCGCAAGGCTGGGGTGATTGTCGCCAAGATGAAACCGTATGGCGCGATCGTTAATCAGATTCAGAATATGGCGTCCGCCTTCAAGCGGAACATTCTTAAGGAAGCGAAAACCGACAACGTCATCTCGATTAATGTAGAGGAATCCATTGAAGCCCTTGACATGAAAAATCTTGAGGGGCCATTCGCTCTAGCCCGCAAGGATGTTCTCGAGAATATTGCTGCCGGCGACGATATGCCAGCCAAGATATTGATCGACGAAACGTTTGCAGAAGGGTTCGGCGAGGGCAGCGAAGACGCCAAGAACATCGCGCAATATGTAAATCGCATCCGAATCTGGATGAATCCGCTATACGCATTTTTTGAAAAAATCGTTCAGTACCGCGCATGGAACGAGGACGTTTACGAAAACCTCAAAGCCAACTTTCCGGAGATAACCGGTTCTTACAAAACAGCATTCGCAGAATGGCAGTCCTCGTTCCGCGCGGCGTGGCCAAATCTCCTCGAAGAGCCAGATAGCGAAAAGAGCAAGGTTGAGGACGTCAAACTCAAGGCCGTGATCGCCATGGCTGAGGTGCTCTTGCCGGAGATGGATCCGGAAAACAAGGCCCGCGTATTGCAATGGGCGTGTGACAATTTCAACGAATTCAAACTTCTTTTCGGAACGCCGCTGGAATTGGACACCGAAGCGCTAGCCGACTTCTTCGAGGAGCAAAAGAGCAATCAGCAAGACGTGCTGGAATCCCAATTGCAAGAGCCGAAGCCGCAAGCGCCGTTCTCTTCCAAGGATTCCTCCGCTAAGAATGCGCAAGCATTGCTATCTTTGGCTTCTAGGAAATGATGGACCGAAGGGCCGGCCGAGGATTTTACGAAGTCCTCAGGTTGGCGATCGCCGACATAACAGAATACGGTTTCGATACTTCGGGGCGGCTCGCATTCTGGACTGAAGAGCTTAGACGGGCGGCAATGCGGACCGTTACGCCAATATGGCGCATGGAGGAGTTGTTAAAAGTTGGACTCACGGCGATTTACCGTCGTCTTGTCGACCGTGGTGGTATCGCTCGCTATCATCCTGGTATTGAAAGATTTACGCTACAGCGGGTGGCCCCGCATCTGCGTGCTGAGCTGGATAGAAGAATTCTGGCGTCAGCGGATCTCATCAAACTGAACCGTGAGCAGGTAATTGCGAAAACGCTTCAGCGGTTTCAAGGCTGGGCTACATCAATACCGGGTGGAGGCAGTGACGCGACTAGCAAGCTGCAAACCGCAAAAGAGGTCCGTAAAGCACTCGCCCGGTTGCCTTTCGAAGAGCGTCGCGTGCTTATCGATCAGGGCCACAAGTTCACCGCCAATCTGTCAAATATCCTTGCGCAAGACGGAGGCGCAATCGCGCTGATCTGGCATTCGCACTGGCGCCAAGCGGGTTACGATTATCGTGAAGACCACAAAGATCGAGACGGATTGGTTTACGCGATACGCGGCAGTTGGGCAGTGCGAGACGGGTTCATTCGTCCTGGATCCGCTGGATATTATGACGACATCACGGCGGTTGGTGAAGAAATATTCTGCCGCTGTTATGCGCAATATATCTACGCCCTGCGAGATTTGCCCGCCGAAATGCTGACGAAAAGAGGCGCCGAGGAATTGGCGCGCGCTAAGCAATGACCCAAACCATGCTCCGCCTCGATCCACCGCTCCCGATGGACACGCCTAAGGGCCACGCGCTCGCGCATGTGCTTATCGACTATGGCGCTGAATGCGATCTGATCTGGGTGTGCTTCCAGGATGGCACTGGCGAAGTATGGGCGTGGAGTAATCGGGAAGTTCGCGCGCAAGAGAATGCAAGCATGCTGCGCAGACGCAAGCGCGAGTGTTAGAATATTGCGCCAGCTATGAGCGCTAAGAACAAGCCAGCCGCTATTATGGCGAAAAATTTATATCCCCAATAAAAATCGCCAGGGATCTTATCCATCTCAGCTTTCCATTTAGCCAAAATCTTTGGATCTTTGATGCCATATGGGTTCTTGGCGTCGCTCATCTTCTTACTCACTTCGGGGCGGGCAAATGCCATTAACATCCAAGGGCGAGAAAATCAAGGGAGCGCTCACCAAGGAGTATGGCGAGAAAAAGGGTGAGAGCGTTTTGTACGCCGGGAAGAATAAGGGGACGTTTACCGGCATCGATTCCGACAAGGTCATGCGGCTGATGGATGCCGTTGGCAATCTCGCGGCTAGATTTGATGCGATGGTATCGCGAGAGAAATGACTACCGCTGCCGGCGTTCCTAATGAGCTGGATATTGCGCGAGCGATAGCATCTGGGAAGTTGGATAGCCCCCAACGCATTGGGGACATGTCTCTCTATGCCATGCGCGTGTCTGGTACTGGCCACAGCTATCGGCGCGGCATTGACGAGTATGTGTGGCGCGACCCTGGGGTTTATCTCTCCAAGGACATGATCGATCGGTGTAACGGGCTCCCTGTGATTTGGGAACACCCGCAAACATCGATGCTCAATTCAGAGGAATTCGCCAACCGTGTCGTAGGGACGGTTATGTTCGCCTATCCCAAGGGCGATGAGCTGTGGGGCATCACTAGGATCTACGACAAAGAAGCAATCGAGATGATTGGCGCTGAGCAGCTGTCCACCTCGCCTGCTGTCGTGTTCTCCGACCCAACAGTCAACAGCAAAACCGATATGCCAGATGGCAAGAAGATGCTGATCGAGGGCGAGCCGAGCCTTTTGGATCACCTAGCCGTGTGCGCCAAGGGCGTCTGGGATAAGGGCGGTGAGCCTACAGGGATCCAAAATGTAGAAGTGAGACCAGATAGCGAAATGAACTTCACTATAGCGAACGCCAATATGAATTTCCCGCCAGGCTCTGTCCCGCAAGAGTTGGCACAAGGGGTCAACGTGTGCGGGCAGGTAAAGGATAGCGACATGGCCGACGATAAAAAGGTCGACGCCGAAAAGGAAGAGAAGAAGGAAGACTCCGCAAAGGTTGACGCCGCAAAGGTTGATGCTGCGAAGGCCGACGCCCAAGCAAAGGCGGACGCCGAAGCCGGCGAGAAGATCGACAAAATCCTCGGGTGCCTAGATGCGCTCGGCAAGCGCATGGACGCTTACGACGCCAAGAAGGACGCCGAGAAGGCCGAAGAGGAAGAGGGCAAAGCCGAAAAGATTCCCTTCACCAAGGATTCTAAGAAGAAGGATGGTGAAGAGGAGGAAGAGAAGGGCGAGCCTAAGGATCTGAAGGCCGACAAGAAAAAGGACGGCGCCGAGGCGGCCATGATGGCCGACAAGAAAAAGAAGGACGCCGACGAAAAGGAAGAGAAGGAAGAAAAAGAAGAGAAGAAGGACGCCGCCCGCATGGATAGCGAATTCGCAGATCTCAAAAAGCAGATGGCGGAATTCAAGGCGCTCGTGCCACGTCAGATATCCGACGAGGATCGCGATGCTGTCTCGGAGGCTCAATCCAAGGCTGAGCCCATCTTCTCAGCATTTGGTGATAGCGCGCCGCGTCCAATGCAAAACGAACTTCCGATCGAATATCGGCGCCGCGTTGCTGGTAAATTGCGGGTGCACAGCCCGGAATTTAAGGATGCCGATATCAAAGAACTCGCTATGTCACCCAAGGTCTTCAAAATTGCGGAAGACCAAATCTACAAGGATGCATGGGCGGCGGCTATCACGCCAGAGGACATCAACGGCCTTGGCGGCCTCCGCGAAGTGCGCCGTGTCAATCGCGATACCGGCCACGTGATCAAAGAGTACTACGGGCGTCCAATGGCTTGGATGTCGCAATTCACGGGCGGCCGACGCCTTGCCCGCTTCAATCTCGGAAAAGCAAGGGGTGACCGCTAATGACCGCCAATATTACCTTCAATCCAGTCATCACCACGAATGCCCTTGGGTCGTTCAACGTTAAGACTGACGGGTACATCCAGGGCTTTGCCCTTGATCAACCTGCCGTGCGCTTCGGGCTCTCTGGCGGAATTCTCGCTGCCAGCGAGACTCTCCCGATGTGGGGAGGTCTTCCGATTATCGAGAGCGTCCCGACTCCGTCTGTGACCAATCCACGGTCTGAACTCGGAGGCATCATCACCAGGGCAACGGCCATGACTAACCCTGGCATCACCGGATGGTCTGTCTTCGATCAGCAGTACGCTGCGATCAATTCTCCACAGTCTGAAGTCCCGCTTGTTGGAACCTATGGACAGGTGAATTTCTATCGCGTTGGTTCCGGCGCCAGGATCGCGGTTGCTTGCGATGCGTCTTTGGCGAGCACTGAAGGCGATGCCATTAACTTGGCATCTGCTTGGCAGTGGAATTTTAAGGGCGGTTTCTTGCAGCCGTTTACCGGAACCGCGACGGTTTCTATCACCAGTATGACATGGGCGGCTACCAACGGCGGTCAGATTGCCGTGGTTGCGAGCGGCGCCGTGCCAGGTGTTGCGACTGTCGGAGACCTTATCAATATCAGCGGTGCTACTTCAACCGGCACTGGCGGCAATACCGCTGTTAACGGCACCTTCGTCGTTAATACGTTCACGAGCAGCACGGCGTTCACCGTGTCCGCGCCTGGGACGTCGGCGTATTACGGAACAATTGGCGGCACGATCCTCGCCAATGATGGAACTGGCGACATAACCTTAACTCCAGCATTCGTCAGAGTGTTGGAGATCGCAGTCGGTAACAGCTTCATCGTTAACTACAATAGCGCCACCGGCTTTGCGAACTGGAACCAAACTGGTTCCACCGCCATCATTCTGGTTTAAGGAGAACCTGACCAATGCCCATTCTTGCACCTAGCTTTGTTCAGGTAAATCCGAACTTCACGGATCCTGGACTTCTTCTGCCATACACTCAGGCCTCTGGAGCATTCGATGTTCTTGCGGGCGGTGAGCCGCTTGTGAAACTCTCGAACGGAGATCTGTACGTCTATATCAAGCAGATCAATCTTCGCACGAGAGCGGCGGCTGGACAGGCGGCTTACAATCAGCTGCCTTCTTGCGATATCGAGATGGCGCAGATTTCTACGCCAACTTATCTATGCCGCGTCCGTAGCGAATACGATCACCACGACACTGCGGCTGCTGGTCGTTGGGGCGTGGCGATCACGCAGGCGTATACGCTTGCTATGCGCCAGGGCCAATTTCAGCTCGCCAGGAATGCCTTGCTCTATGGCATGAACCCGGCGAACGGCGAAGGGATGTTGAATGCCAACGGCGCTTCTTCGGTCAACCTTCCGGCGGACACCAATGGCGACACGACCGTTGTCACCTATGACAACGGCCAGATGGCATTCTTCCTGCTATACCAGA